AACAGGTGCATTTTCACAAGGTGATCATATTACACAAACATATACAACACCTGTAAGTTTTGTGTTCTATAATTCATTAAGCGGTTCATTTGTCAATGGTGAGGCTGTTACACAAAGTAATGGCACATCAAACTCATATGCTACAATATCAAATGTTGCTGGATCAAACTTAGTTCTTACTGCCATTAGAGGTTCAATTGTAGCCAATAATGCGGGTGGTCAAAGACTATATGGTATTACATCTGGTGCTACTGCTAATATTGTAACTGTATCTGCAAATACAGTATCAGCAAATGTTGTTGGTACTATCCAGACCGTTGTAGATTCCATTCAAAATATCTATGAAGTCAGAAGCATTAACTTTGGTAAAGGATTTGTTCCTACCGGAACTGTCTCTGTTGGATCATACTCAAATGGTTCGTTTGTTGGTGGCTTCCGTGGTACTGCAAATGTTGTGTCTGTATACACAAATATATCATCTCCAGTAATGGGCTTGAACGCAAATGTGTTTGCAAATGTGACTACATCAACAGGAATTGCCACACAACTACAACTTTTTGATTCTGGTATTGGTTACCAATTAAACGATGTGATTACACTTACGAGCAATACAAATCCAAACTTAATTACCGGCACAGCAAATGTGTATAACCAAGGTATCGGTTTAGGTTATTGGGAAGATAATAGAGGTAAGCTAAACTCAGATAAGTTCCTTACTGACAATTATTATTACCAAGACTTCTCGTATGAAATCCAATCTCGCTTATCTATAGATAAATATGCAGACATACTTAAGAAATTAGCACACGTAACAGGTACAAAACAATTTGGCAAAGTCACAATAAACTCTGAAACTATTATGAATACAGTTTCAGGTTCGGCATCCTCGGATATCTTAGGTTATGCTGCAAATACTATGATTTGTGACTTTTCAAATCCAATAAATTCTGGCCTGCTAGCCGTGTTACCAGTGTAAGAGGATACAATGAGCCAATCAGCAAATGCACTTTTTACGTTTAGACGGAACTACAGCTTAATAAATCCACAGACGAATCTTCGTAACTTCTTTATTTTTGCTGCTAAAGCCTCACCTTGGCCAAATGATCTGAATCCACCATCTGTTGACTCAAGCACAGAATCAACCGACCGTGAGATTTGTAGAGAAATTTTATTTGGAAAGTTTGTATCCAACTCATCAATCTACATTATGACCAATCGGTATAATTGGACTGCAAATACAGTCTATGCAATGTACGATGATCTAGATTCTGCTTTATTCACAAAGCCATATTTTGTAGTGACAGCAGAAAACGGTCAGTACAATGTATTTAAGTGCTTGAATAATAACAATGGAGCACCTTCAACTGCACAGCCATTGCTATCACAGATTCAAACACAAACTAAAATTAATGACCAATATTATCTGACTTCTGATGGTTATCAGTGGAAGTATATGTATAGTATTCCTAGTGGAACTTTTGCAACGGTAGCTACATCAAACTACATTCCAATTATTTCAAATGCAAATGTCACATCAAATGCAATTAATGGTGGTATTCAATCATACATGATTGCCAATAGTGGATCTTACAATACATATACAACTGGATATGTGACTGATACAATTGCTCTTACACCTGGTTCTGCACCGAATGTGTTTGGTCTACAAGGCTCAAATAGAACAATTCTTTCATGCAATAATAGTAACTTCACTGCTGGAGAAACTATTACTCAGTATTATAATGGAAGTTCAGCTTCAGGTGTTCTGATTGTTGCACCTTCAACTGTTGGCTCAAATACAATCCTTACATTGTCAAACACAACTGGTGTTTTTATTGCTGGTGCAAACATAATTCAAGGTACAACATCTGGAGCCACAGCAACACTATATGATTCGTCAACCCCTGATATATCATCCAATTCACATTTTTATGATGGGTGTGCAATGTATATTGCATCGGGTACTGGTGCGGGTCAAATTGCTCCAATTACTACATATACAGTAAACGGTAATACCAGAAGAGTTTATCTTGCAAACACATTTGCAGTTACACCAGACTTTACATCAAAGTACGTTATCGCCCCTCAAGTAGTGATTAATGGTGATGGAACCGGAGCACAAGCTCTGGCAGTCATTGATCCTACAACAAATGGAATTGCTGCAGTGAGAGTAGTGAATACGGGTATTGGTTACAATTATGCAAATGCATATACAATTCCTGCACCTTCTGGATCTACTGCATCTATCAGACCAATTATGTCTCCACGGCTTGGTCATGGCGCTCATCTACATTCTGAATTAGCATCCACATTTGTTGAGTATAATGCTTCATTTACTACAATAGATAATACCCGAATTCCAGGTAGCGGTACAACATATCGTAGAGTCGGTGTGATTGTTGATCCACAGTTTGCAAATGTTTCGTTGACATATAACTATTCGTCCACTCCAAACTTTGTATATAGCACCGCAAATACAGTAACGGTCTACGGATCCACATCAAATGCCCGCGGTATTCTTATTGGATCAAATCCATCAACGAACACAGTTCAACTCTCGAACGTTGTTGGTATATTCCAAACCGGTGATATTTTGACCTCACAGTATTCGGATAAGTCATATCAGACAAACACAGCATCAAATGTGGCCATCACAACGGTTGCAGGCCAAGCGGTTGCATTTAATAATCTAACTGTTCTAAATGCAAACACATATGCATTTGGTGGATCTGCATCTGCATTGGTTGGTAATACAATTTACCAAGTAAATGATTCAACGGGAACAAATAGAAGTGCTTCAGTGTTAGCATCTGGTTTTATTCAGAATGCATATTCAGTAGGATCAAATACATATTTGTCTATCACTGAAATAAGAGGTTCGTTCCAAACCAATAAATACATTTATGGTGCTTCAAACACATCACCCATTGCTTTTAATGTTACAAGTATTACGCAGCCTGACCTAATTCCATACACGGGCAATATTCTATATGTGCAGAATATTCAACCTGTGGTACGAAATACAGTTCAGTCTGAGGTTCTAAGATTGATAACAGGATTTAATTAAGAGGTAACGATGCCAATCAGTACAAATCTAAATGTATCTCCATACTATGATGATGCAAATAACGCAATAGCAGATAACTACTACAGAATTCTGTTTAGACCTTCTACTGCGGTTCAGGCAAGAGAACTTACACAGATTCAAGATATTCTTCAGAATCAAATTGAAAAGTTTGGAGACAACATTTTTACTGCTGGTACAATCGTAAAAGGTTGTAACTTCAACTTTGATCCTAACTATTTCTATGTAAAGATTCTTGATACTGCTAATGGTGTTCCTGTACAAGCAGTATCAAGCTATGTCGGACTTCTTGCACACGAAGTTTCATCTAATCTTTATGCCATTTGCGTAAACTCGCAAGATGGTCTTGAATCACAAGATCCAAACCTCAAGACATTGTACTTCAAGTATTTAAACTCTGGTAGCAACAACGAACAAGCTTTTGCTGTTGGTAATACAATTTCATTTGCAGCAAACACTAACCTAGCAGCACCATTTGTTGCACTGCCGGGTTATGATGTAAAAGTTGCTTCAACGGCTAATGCGGTTGGTATTGGTTATCAAATGTCGGTTTCAGATGGTGTTGTCTATCAAAAAGGACAATTTATCGACGTAGCAAATAACACATCTGTTATCGTTGCAAAATATACCAATCAACCAGACAATACTGTTGCTGGTTTCATCATTAATGAGAATATCATTACTGAGTATCAAGACACCAATCTGTATGATGGTGCTGCTGGCTTTACAAACTATAATGCACCTGGCGCACATCGTCTACAGTTGACTCCTGTTCTTTCTGTGTTTCCTGCAAACAATGTTCCGAATACAAACTTCTTTGCTCTTGTTGAGTGGGAAGGCGGTAACATTGTAAGATCATATCAGCAGACTGCATATAGCCAAATCGAAACTGAAATGGCTCGTAGAACTTATGATGAGTCTGGAAACTATTTTATCAATCCATTCAAGATCCATATGGAAAACGGAAACTCATCTTATGTGAGTGTTGTTTCTGCTGCTGGATCTGCATATATTGACGGTCACAGAATCGAGCAAATAAACAATATTCGCACACCGGTCCGTAAAGGAACTGATACTAAGGCTGCAGTAAATCAGGTAATTAGTTCTAACTTTAATAATTCAGTTTTAGTTCAAGAATACATTGGTAACATTCCATCAAACATTGGCGCCAACGTAGCACTTTACGATACGGCATCAACTGCAATTACAAGCAATGCATATGTAAGTGCCACAATCACACCTGCTGGTTCTCAAATTGGTACAGCTAAGGTTTTTGGTGTGCAGTATGCAAGTGGTACTGTTGGCGCTAATAACTGTCAGTTCACGGTATATCTTGCAGACATTAAAATGAATCAGGGTAAAAACTTTAGAAATGCTAAAGCAATCTATTATAGCGGCACACCATCTGGTATTGCCGATATTGTACTGACTAAAAGCTCAACATCAAATACATCTGTTGCTGTATTACAACAACCAAGCCTTTCATCTCTCGTATTTGATACTCAAAAGATTGGTTCGATTGATTTAACATCAACCAAGCCAAACTATACATATCGCACAGTTTCAAATACAGTTATTAACTCGGCAACAGGTATTTCAAACCCAATCAGTGCTCCTGGTGGTGCAGTATTTCCATACTCAGGAAATCTTACTTCATCTCAGGAAAATACCGTTGTTGTGATTCCGACCTCGTTTGGTTCTGGTGGAACATATGCAAACGTAACACCAAGTAAAACTGGTACGGTTGCAGTGACTAGCACTTCAGCTAATATTACAGGAACGAGTACTTCATTCACAATAGACTATCAGGTTGGTGACTATATTGCTACAAATGGTGAAATCCACAGAATTTTGACTATTGCAAATACAACATCAATGGTCACTGACAGAAACTATAGTTCAATTACTGGATCATTAGCACACAATAAGTGCTATCCAATAAATGTACCAATTAACTTTGCAGATAGAAACTCGTACATCAGTGCAAATAATACATCTGGTATAACTTTTGCTTTGGTTAGTGCCAACGGTCAGCCAGAAGTTCTGTCAAACACAATTACAGTGAGTGTGTATCAGAATATTACTGCTGTGGCAAGTTCTGATAGAGCACTTACAGTCAATGGAAACAACATTGTGTGCTTTAACATGAGCAATACTTCTGCTGGTGTTGCAGGACCTTGGTGTCTTGGTGTTCCTTTTGCATTCAACCTACGAAATGTATATAGATCATCAAATGCAGGAACCTTTGTTGCAAATACTACTGCAAGCAATACATTAGTCTTTACAAACACTTCAAACACAAGTGTCTTTTCTAATGGCATGGCAGTATTTGGTTATGGTATTCCTTCTGGTGCTACTGCAAATGTGGTAAACTCGACTGCATTAATTCTTACATCAAATGCAACTCAGAATACCACCAATGCAGTATTCAACTATGGATATTACTCGAACAATGCAGTGGATGATATTACACCTGCATTCTACATTCTTGACGGTCAAAAAGATGCAATCTTTGATCAGTCATTCCTGGCGAAGAATCCAAACTATAACTCATTAAACATTGGTCCTACAGATCTATTGACTGTTGTGTTTGATTACTTCACACCTAGCAGCTCAGGAAAAGGCTACATTAGTGCCGATTCATATACTGCGCTAGTGAACAATAACATTATCGGCTATGAGAATGTTCCTAACTATACATCATCATCTGGTACTTATTATGAACTTCGAAATTCAATTGACTTTAGACCATTTGTTCAGAATACAGCAACATATTCAACATCTCTAGCAAATGCATCTATTAATCCTGCATACACATCTGTTCTTCCGAATCAGGAAAACTACATTGTAGCATCAAATCAACCTTTCCTATATAATATAAACTATTACCTAGGTAGAATTGATAAGCTGACAATTAACTCATATGGATCGTATTCCATCATTGAAGGTCAGGCAGGGGAAACACCTGTTACTCCATCAGATAAGCCTGATGCAATGACACTTGCTGTACTGAATGTTCCTCCATATCCTTCACTTGGATATACTACACTCACTTCAAATACTTCACAGAATTATGTAGTGACTCCATATGTGCAGAAGCAAAATCGTAGATATACAATGAATGATATTGCTAAACTTGACCAGAGAGTGTCGAGCCTAGAATATTATACCTCACTAAATCTACTTGAGCAAAACACAAGCTCACTTGCAATTCAAAGCAGTGTAACTGGTGCAAATAGATTTAAGAATGGCATTTTTGTTGACTCGTTTACTGATACCTCAAGCTTGGATATTACCAATATTGAACACAGAGCATCATTAGCAACAGATGAAACTGCTCTTGTACCTAGAGTAATGCCAACAGATATTAAGTTTATCTACAGCAACACAAGCTTTTCAAATACTACAATAAACGGTTCTTATATTACACTAAGTAACACTGGAATATCAAATACATTTTTATTACAAAAATATGGAACAGATACCATTTCTTGCTCTGGTGTAAACTATGCATATAATGGTAAGGTTACTTTGGCTCCTTCATATTCGTCAATACCAGATCTTGTTCCAAACACAACACCAATTGTTTCTTCTCCATATACAATTGGTCAGCTTGATGTTAGAATTTCCGTATATGCACCTAATCAATATGGTTTAAATGGTTTGGGTGGGCCTAACTTTGTAGGAAACGATAAATATTTTGCATATACTGGTGCCACTGGAACTGGTAACTGTCCGGGAGGGTTTCTACAAATATCTCCTCAAGACACCCCAATCACAGCTGTTGGTGCAATTAATTTATTAGCTGGATATTTTAATGCTCCATTTGGTGTAAAATATCCAGATTACCAAGTATGGGGTCCTACCGGTCCTAGTGGGGTTGGATTTACATATGCACCATCCGGAACAGGATTTACAGGTGCTTCTTATTCTTATGTAGTAGGATGGACTCCTGTACTTATTCAACAATCTGGATATTTTATTGCACCTGAAACTGGTTCATATACATTTAATCTATGTCACTATGGTCCAGCAGGACTTGTTATTTCAAACTCTGGGGCTCAAAGCTTTTCATCTGACGCTCCTATAGGCTCACCATCTACAGTTACTATATCTTTAACTGCTGGTCAATATTATAATTTTTCTTGTGTGGCAAGTATTAATTCAGCAAATATAAACAATTATGCACTTATTGATTTGTACTTTACAGTGAATGGTAATACCTATTCGGCAAATCCGACCGCAGGACAAAAACCAATTACTGCTGCAATGTTTGCTAGAGCTTCTAAACCTGCAGTTGTTGGAACAGCAGCAAACACAACAGTATCGGATGTATATACACTATCTGGTGGAATGGTTAGCATGCCGGGTATTAACTTTGTTTCAAACCCAAGCATTGTCACAGCAAATGTTTCAATTCCAGCTCCTGCTCCTACTGTAACGACGCCAATTCAAACAAAACCACCTCTAAATGATACGGTTAAATATGGTGGCGGTGGTGCTGGTGGAGTACGCTCTATTGGTAGTAACAATATTAAAAATTATTAAATTAAAACACATTAATGTAAAGGTTATATAGAATATGCCAACGAATACTAATCCTTGGAAAGGAGAATCTGCCGATCTAAAATCAGCAGTGCAAGATGCTAGCACACTTGTGCCTGTTGGTCAATATGTTGCTCGTGCAGATGATGATTTATATATTCCAAACACACCTATTGGCTTTACAATTACCGGTTTTAAACCAAACACTCGGGCTTCAATCTTTTTCGATTCGGTAAATGTCACTGCAAATTGTGCTCCAGCTGCATATGACACTGCCTTAACCACAGTTAAGGCATCAGATTATTTTGCTCAGAACACAATCGGCTCTCCATTGGTTTCTGATAGCACAGGTACTCTAAAGGGTATCTTTTATCTTCAAAAGAATGCATTTAAAGTAGGCAAGAGACAGTTTGCTGCATTTAACTATACAAGCTCTAATGATACTTATGCTAATTCTAGCGCATCATATACTTGCAGTGCATATTCATATTTCAATGCATTTAATTCGTCTCCATCGAGCCCTAAAAACCCTGCGTTGATTTCAACTATACCTAATGATCATGATGCTGATGATACAATTACAGCAAGAGGTTCGGGTACATCAACATTAGCCAATCCAAACTCACCTAGCTTTAATCCACTCGCACAAACATTTTATGTTGGAGCTGATGCTGCCTTAGGACAAGATGGTGTGCATGTAGTTTCGCTTGACTTATATTTTGCTAGTGTTTCTAGCACACAACCTGTAACCGTTGATATTAGAACTGTAAGTAATGGAATTCCAACAACTTCTATTGTTCCATATTCATCAGTTACTTTGCCTGCTACATCAGTAAATATCTCAACTTCAACTGCATCCAACCCCACAACATTTAAATTTGCAACTCCGATTTATCTACGATCAGGTTACTCTTATGCAATTTGTGTAACACCAGGTGGACAGGTTCCTGACTATACACTATGGTATGGTATATCTGGTCATACAGATCCTTATCTTGCATCACCTTGCAACCAAAATTGGGGTCAAGGTGTTCTGTATGGCCCTTCATCGGGTAGCACTTGGACTCCAAAGAATAATGCCTCACTTAAGTTTACGTTGCGTAAACAGACAGGGTTTGTTCCAACAGGTGCAGTAACACTCACAAATAAGGACTATGAGTTTCTTACATATGCTTCAATTTCAAATGCAAGCTTGTTCATTCCTGGTGAGTATGTTTATCAACAACCTGTGCCTCTTCCAGGTGCGGTATCGGTAAACACATCTAGCAATACAATTTCGTTTGTCACTACCGGAACTGTCACAACAAACCTTGCTACTTCTTTTGCTGTTAATGATCATATTCTTGTGGTTGGGTCACTTCCATCCAACCCACCATCAAGATCGTTAAACTTTGGTATTTTCTCGAACGTGTTTTCGGTAAAAGTCACAAGTGTAAACCCATCAAATAACTCACTTACATTTGTGCACGCAAATGGATATACAGGAAATGCTCCATGGTCTAATACATCTGCGGTCTTCTTTAAACCAGCACCAGGTATTGTCACAATGTCATCTGGTTCAAATACTGTTGTTGGTATAGGTACTGCATTTAATAGATACTCAAATACATATAAAGAAGGTTTTGGCTACAATCCTCTTGTTGTTCAACACGCAACTGGATATGAAGTTCTACTGCCCTCAAACATTGCAAATAATAATCAAATTGCAACAAGAAATGTTCCATCAACATCTACTACTTATGGTATTCCACTTTCAGCACCTGTTGGAAGAGTTGTGGCTACGGATCCAAATAGAAACTTGATTATTCTTGATATGTCATCCGCTAATGGATCTAGTTCAAATACTGCATGGCAGAATGTGTACAATAACGTTTCATATTTTGCTCCAAATAGAGTTCTGGTTGGAACACAATCAGGAACTACTGCACTAATTAGTGGTGTTGTAGACATTAGCATGAACTCTGTTCAGCCATATATCTATCAGACCACACCTGGTCAAACAAGAATTGGTTTCTCTGCAAACACTACAACAAATCAATATGTTGATGTGGATTATCCAAATATTTCTGTCTCTGGTACAACTAAGTTTAGAGATAATCAACTAGTGATCATGTCGAAAACTAACGAGATTAACAACTATGGCGGAAACAAATCACTTAAGTTTAATGCTACATTGTCTACAACTAATTCTGCAATTACACCTTCAATTGATGTTAATCATATTGGTGTAATTGCTCGTTCATATATTATTGGTCCATCGTCAACAAACGAGTATAGTCCATCGCAAGGTACTGCACTTTCAAAATCAATATCAAAGATAGTAACACTTGCTCCTGGGCTTGATGCTGAGGATCTGAATGTTTATCTCACTGCGTATAAACCGCCTTCAACTGATATTGAAGTTTATGCAAAGTTACTCAATAACTCTGATACAGACCAATTTGCAAATAAGAAATGGACAAAACTCGTTCAAGTAACAAGTTCTGGTGTTGTTTCAGATATTATCAATACACAAGATTATAAGGAGTATCAATATACTATCCCTTATGCACCAACCACAATACCTGTATTGTCTGAACTTGCTACAACAAACAACAGCAATGTCGTAATTTCAACTGATGGAACTTCTAAGTGGTTATCTGAATATTCAAATGGTCAGTTGATTACAATCTACAGTGATGTGGGTCTTCTTACTTATGGTACTTATCAAATTGCAAATGTATCAAATAATACATACATGACACTTTATAGTAAGGTATCAACACCAAATTCAACTTCGGCTGTCCTTGCTTCAATGCCATATCCTGAGGCGGCATTTAAGAATACAATGAATAACAACATTGTTCGGTATCATAACGTAAATGGTGTTGCTTATGATTCATATATTCAATATGCAATTAAAATTGTATTCCTAAGTTCAAATCCAAATGTCATTCCAAAGGTAAGTAATATGAGGGCGCTTGCGTTGTCAGTATGATTGGAGATACAAACCATCCTAACTTCAAACGAGATTTAACAAATGGGGCTCTTCTTAATACAAATGTAGAAGAGTTCCAAATGCTAAAAGCTCAAAGAAATAGGATAAATAAGACCGATCAGGAATTAGAACTACTAAAATCTGAACTACATGAAGTAAAAAGTCTATTAAGCAGGATGGTACAAACAAATGGCTAAAAGTTATTACGTTAATGCAAACGTAAATCCATATTATGACACATGGGCAGGGTTTTTAGCTAAACTCAACACCATAGTAACTGATATGGGAACCACGGTTCTGACTGTAAACACCTCTGGTTCAACTCCGGATACAGTTACAGGTAATGCTTATGTCAATGGTTACTTTGGTGCAAACACACTATATGTAAACCGCAGTTTAACTGGTGGTAATAGTTCGGTATCAAGTAATCTTACTATATCAACAAATACGTTTGTATCAAATAGCATTCTGAATGTTGGTAATACCACAGTTAATGTGGCAATTAACTCGACTTCATTTTCTGGTACTGCAAATAGTGCTACATATCTAGGTAACACTTCGCTTTCAACTATTCAGACATGGATTACAGGTAATACTGGTACTGCATATACCAATGCAACTTCATATTCTGCTAATGCAAATAACATTTCATCAGGAACAGTTGCTGCAGCAAGATTAGGTAGTGGTACAGCTAATTCATCAACTATTCTTTATGGTAATAACTACTGGGGTCCTGCTCCAACTAGTGGTGGCAGCAATGTAAATACTGCTGGTCAATATACTTGGACCAATACACAGACATTCAGCGCAAATGTCTCAGTCGGTGGAATTCTCAGTGTTTCAAATACTGCCACAGTATCAGGAAATCTAACAGTCACATCAGGGCAGTTTATTGGTAATGGTGCCGGTCTAACAAGCGTTTTTGCAAGTAATACAAGTTATCTATTAGGTTATAACTGGACAGCACCAGCAGCAATAGGCTCTGGTATTGCAAACACAGGTTCATTCACTACCGTTACACTATCAAATCAATTAAACACAAATACTTCTTCTTCTGAACTTGCACTTAATTATGGTAGCCCAAATGCAAACCTTACAGTCTATGCTAACACAGGGTCTGGTGCTGTAGCAATAGCAAAGGTTGGTAACTTTGGTTTATCGGTTCTTTCTGGTAACCTAACTGCATCAAATGCAACTTTTACAAATCTTGGAACTTCTGTCACTTCTGGTGGTTCAACATTTACTAACTATCTTGGTTACAATCCAGGTAGACAATCACTATTTGAAGCTACAGGTTCACTTAACAACTATATTGATGCTGTAATCTGGAATGCAAACAGCGGTACCAATGCATCATCAGATCTTGCTGTCTATAATGATCTTGGTCCTTCAAGCACAACCTTTATTGATATGGGTATTTCATCAAGCGGTTGGGCAAACGGACAATGGACAATAGGTGGGCCTTCTGATGGTTATCTATACACAGGCAATACAAATCTTACTATTGGTGTTGCTGCTTATGGTGGTGGACCAAACTACATTAACTTCTTCACTGGTGGTACTCTTACTGCAAATGAACGATTCCGCATTACTGCAAATGGTTATATGCTTGTCGCCAACACAGCTGCATTGCAGTTTGTGTCTGGCTCAAAACTTATTGACTCCACTGGCTCACAAGGTACTGCTGGTCAGATACTAACATCAAACGGATCAGGCAATGTATATTGGGCACCTGCAGCATCGGCAGGAGTTAATACTTCTGCACAATATACATTCTCAAACACAATTACATTCAATGCAAATCTTAATGCAAATGCAATCTATACCAATTCCCTAAATACTACAGGTAACTTATCAGTATCCGGTGTGATTAGTGGCAATGGTTCTGGTATTACTGGTATTACTTCAACACCAACAGCAAACTATCTTCGCCATCAGTCTTCCGGTGCCGGATATGTTAGTGGTATTGTGTCTGTAACTACGACCGCACCTTTATCACCCACAAAAGGTGATATTTGGTTTGACATATCAGGTAATACAGGTTATACTCAAAGTCTTAGTTCAAGCGGTTATACCAAACTCCCAAATGGACTTATATTCCAATGGGGTTCGGCGTACATGGCCATAGATTCAAGCACAACAATAAGCTGGCCAATTGCTTTTAATACTTGCTACGGTGCTGTAACCGGTGTTGCTGATAATACTATAAGTAGTGGAACCAACATTCCTGCTCTTGGTATATTTCCAACTACATCAGGTGCATCAATATATAATGATGGCAACAATCGTACAGTATATTGGATGGCATACGGAGTATAATATGTCTATTTTCTACAGCCCTACATCAAAAGCTTTTTATTCAGATGCGATTCAATATCCTAATCTACCTAAGGATTTAATCTCTGTGTCTGATGAACAACACATGTATCTAATTGAACAAATAAACAACCATCAGAAAGATATAGTTGTTGGTAGCAATAATGCTCTTACTCTTATTGATAGAGTTGTTGTACCATCATGGGATGATATTCGGCGCAAGCGAAATAGACTATTGACTATTTCTGATTATACGCAAATGCCTGATTGGTCAGGTGATAAACAAACCTGGGCCAGATACAGACAACAGTTGCGTGATATACCACAAAACTACACCGACACTAAAGCTGTAGTGTGGCCAACACCTCCGGGAACGTAATATGTCTATAGCTAAACTGTGGGGCGGTTCTTCTTGGAGTTACCCTTCGTATATATACCCAAAAGTGTGGGATGGATCTGCTTGGACTCAAGCAGTATCTAGAGTTTGTACAGGTGGTACAAGTTTTGAATCTTCCGCTACAGATTCACATGTAATCACAATTGGTCGTGATTACTTTATAGGTTCTTATGGATATAATAGTATAAGTTTACCATCATATGGATCTATAGATACTGCACAAACTTCACTTTTTACAGGTGGATCAATAAAATCACTATATTGGAGTCCATATGAATCTTATTTATACTTTGTAGTAGATAATCCAAATTTAGCTTATGAATCTTGGTCAAATATGAGAATTGGTAGTACAACTTTTACAAGATTTTCTTCATTCAAATCAATAGTTGGGTATAAGTATACTTATACATGGTATGCACCATCTAATCCTATAGGAACTTCGGGAAACATAAACATTTTCTGGACATAATTACATAAATATAATTAAATGAATTAATCTTTTATTTGCTTAAGGATTAGAAATGCACACGTTTAAACAATTTGTTGAGGATCTGAATAACAGTCAGGTTGAACAGGTACTAAAAAAGTTTCTTCCTTTTTGTAAGCAGTATCTACAAATTAAAGAAACTCCACCTATTCAGATCATCTCTGGTGATGATTCTAAAAAGTTAAAAGCTTTTGGTTGTTGGGATGGAGAAAAGATCTGTTTAAATACTGATGGCCGCCACCCAATGGATGTAATGCGGACATTAGCACATGAGCTTGTACATTATGCAAAAGAACACTATGATGGATCGGATGGTTCAGACCATGAGAATGAAGCCAATGCAGAAGCAGGTGTAATCATGAGAAAGTTTGCTAGATTAAATCCAGATCTATTTTGAATCGATTATTCATTATAACACATTCATAAGATATGTCAATAGGAAACCCGTATGTCAAGCAGAGTTAATATCAGTATTGATCAAGGCGCTTCGTTCAATACTCAGATCAATCTTAATTATGCAAATGGCAGCTCGATTAATCTTGCTTCATATTCGGCTAAGGCACAAATTCGTAAAACATATACTTCAGCCAATACGTATAGTTTCACAACTACAGTTTATGCAAACGGTCTTTTGACTTTAGCATTAAGTTCAAATACATCAAACTCAATGTCATACGGTCGGTATGTTTATGATGTGATTGTAACAGATTCCGGTGGCTATACATCTAGAGTGATTGAAGGTCAAGTCACAATCAACCCATCGGTGTCAAGATGACCACTCCAACACTCACAAACTCTGGATCTTTATTTAACTCAGGTAATGGTTCAATTGTTGTTACCTTAGGAACAGGCGGATCTATTTCAATTAATTCGGCTGCAATTACATCAGCAACTCCAGCCAATCTTGTAAATATTGTAGTCACTACACCACCAAGCGGCGCTTTAAAGTTAAGTCAACTTCTGGATGTGAATACATCAATTGAAACTGATGGTGATGCCGTAATCTATAATCAACAATCAAATACATACGTAGTAACCAATTACAATCTGGATGCAGGTCAGTTCTAATAATTAATAAATAACTTAAAGCTAAATAGCTATAAGGGAAGGGTGCCACATGGCAAATACGCATCAATATCAAATGAAGCGCACGTCTGTTTCTGGTCGTCTTCCTAATACGGCAGATCCTGCCAATACATCATATATTCCCGCTGGCGGTCTTGCTGTAAACTTTGCTGACCAATTTGTGTTTGTATCAAATGGTTCTGGCTTAATTCAAGTCGGCTCTCATGTTTCGACTTTAACAACCAACTCAATTTCATTTAATGATGGCAGTAATGCAGTTGTCAACTCGTCTTTATATACTGGAACAGCAAATAATGCAGTATATCTAGGTGGCAATCTCCCTAATACATATGTTTCCAATGCATATTTGCTTTCACTCAACTATGTTTCCAATACACAGCTTACTGCAAATTTAGCTAATTACTATCCAGCAAATAACCCTGCTGGCTATGTAAATGCAAGTGCTATTTCTACTGGTACGGCCAATAACACTAATAACTTTGGTGGTCAAGCACCAAGCTACTATGTCTCAAACACATATTTAGTTTCACTCAACTATGTGTCTAATGCTCAATTAGCATCTAATTTAGCAAACTATATCACTAATACTGCTGCATATGGTGTCTTTGCTCAGAATACATCAATTTATTCTACATTTGCACAAAACACTGCTATCTATGCATATGCAGCATCCAATGCTTATGTAACAAATACATATCAGACCATGTCTGGTTTGTCAGCAAATGTATTGACTTTAACTGCTAACAATTCTAATTATTTTGGAACACAAGCACCAAGCTACTATGTATCAAATACATATATGCAAAGCCTTAACTATGTGTCTAATGCTCAATTAGCATCAAATCTTTCCAATTATATTACAAACACATCAGCGTATAGTACTTTTGCTCAAAACAATTCAGTTTATTCTACATTTGCTCAAAACACTGCTATCTATGCATATGCTGCTGGTAATACCTCGGTTTATTCTACATTTGCACAAAACACTAGTGTATATTCTACATTTGCTCAAAACACTGCTATCTATGCATATGCTGCTGGTAATACTTATGTAAATAACACATATGCACAAAACACTGCTATCTATGCATATGCAGCATCAAACACAAATGTTTACAATACATTTGCTCAAAATACTGCCATATACTCTTATGCATCTAATGCAACCAACATTACAACTGGTACATTATCAGCTGCAAGACTTCCATATACTTTAAATCAAAATGTTGGATCTTCAGATTCACCTAACTTTGTAAACCTGGTGTTGTCTGGTAATTTGAGTGTTGGTGGTTCCATAACAACAATCACCGCAAATAATCTTGCTATTACAGATAACATGCTTTATCTGAATAATGGTGTATTGGCTAACGTCACTTCATTATCTGCTAATGGTTCCGCTATCGTCTTTGTTGCAAACAATAACTTTGCACCCACTTGGTCAGTCACAACACTTAGTATTACTCCTGAATCATATAACAATACTTATACAATCACCGCAGCCAACTCAACCACATTTACCGTAGCAAGTACGGTAACAGATGCTTTTGTATCTGGTGGTACTGCTCGTGGTAAGTCAAGTGCAAATCCTGATATTGGTTTTGCTGCTGGTTATAATGATGGAACATATCACCACACAGGCTTCTTCAGAGATCATGCCACTGGAGTTTGGAAAGTCTTTGATGGATATCTACCTGAGCCGGACAACAGTGTTTATATTGATCAGACAAACTCTTCATTCAATGTTGCTAACTTCATGGCAGGAACATTGTATGCAGGTAACAATAGTGTATCTGCTACAGTCAATAGTACATTTTATTCAGCAACAGCAAATAATGCAAACAACTTTGGTGGTCAAGTACCTACATATTATGTGTCAAACACATATATGCAAAGTCTTAACTATGTGTCTAATGCTCAATTAGCATCTAATTTAGCAAACTATATCACTAATACTGCTGCATATGGTGTCTTTGCTCAGAATACAGCAATTTATTCTTATGCTGCATCTAATACTTATGTGACTAGTACATATCAGACCATGTCTGGCTTGGCAAGCAATGTTGCTACATTAACAGCAAATAATGCAAACAACTTTGGTGGTCAAGTACCGAGCTATTATGTTTCTAACACTTATATGTTAGGACTTAATTATGTTTCCAATACTCAATTGGCATCAAATCTTTCCAATTATATTACAAACACATCTGCATATGGTGTTTTTGCTCAGAATACAAGTGTTTACAATACATTTGCACAAAACACTGCTATCTATGCATATGCAGCATCTAATACAGCTGTATACTCTACATTCCAAACTATGGTTGGTCTATCAGCAAATGTTGCTACATTAACAGCCAATAATACTGTTTACCTAAATGGTCAGTTGTCTTCTTATTATACCAATGCTACCAACATTACAACTGGTACCTTACCGTATGCACAGCTTCCAGCAAACGTAGTAGTTTGGTCAAATACAAACACATTTACTGCTAATCAGACATTCAGTGCAAATGTGAATGTTGTCAACGTATACTCTACTGGTACAGTAAATGCTTCATCATTTACTGTTGGAACTTCGTACACAGTTAATAGCACATATCAGTTAACTACAGGCCAGATGAGAATTGCTAATGCTGGTATCTCTGCTGCATCGTGGTCAACTAGTGGTATTGGTTTAATTCAATCTGCGGCAACCTTTACTGATAACTCAACTCCTGCTTCTAATACCGTTCCAACTGCCTACATGAACCTGTTCGCGCCCCAGACCTACGCGGCGACGAATACAGGCGTGACGGTCACCAACCTTTACGGCACATACTTCAAAGCCCCAACTGCCGGTACAAACGTCACAGCAACAAGTATATATGCGATTGCCGCAGACAGCATGTATAGCGCAGGGGCGTTTTTCGTCGGCGGCGCGATCGTAACCTCCACAACTACAACCTTGTGTACCAGTATTAGTACAGTAACAGCTAATATTGCAGCGGGTGCCACAACTTCTGGTCAGACTAAAACCGTCAACATCGGCACTGCTGGTCTTGCCGGGTCAACAACCAACATCACACTCGGTTCTTCTGTTGCAGGTTCGGTGAGTAATACAACAATTAACGGACCGCACATACTTAACCCTGTGGGCACTTCAGCGGCTGCTTGGTCGACCAATGGTATTGGATTGGTTCAGTCCGCCGCTACATTTACAGATAATACCACTGCGGCAAGTGGCACAGTTAGTTCTGCTTACATGAATTATTTTGCACCACAAACATATGCGGCGACGAATACTGGTGTGACGGTTACAAACCTGTATGGAACATATTTCGCCGCTCCTGCTAACGGTACAAACGTAACAGCAACTAACAAATATGCTATTGGTGCAGACAGCATTCTGGGGACGAACTCCATTGCGACAGGTGCTGCTGGTTCACTGTCAGTTGGTATAGGCGGTGTAACAATTGGTGGTGGTGGCTTTACGTATTCGGGCGCTGCTACTAACTTTGCTGTTTCTGCACTCACTTCGGGATTGCTCACCTTGGGTGGTACTGCCGGCACAGGTACAATTACACTGGGTCAGTCTACTGTTTCTCAGATTACTAATATTCAAGCGGGTGCTACTGCTTCGGGTAATACCAAAACCGTCAACATCGGCACCGGTGGTCTTTCTGGTTCAACAACCAACATCACTATTGGTTCGTCCTTTGGCACCAATACAACAATCAATGGAACTACATCGTTTACTGGGCCTGTTGTAATTAATAATGTGCTTCAACCTGGTGTTGTTACCATTAATGCAGCCTCTGTTTCAACAATAACACCAGTAGCAGGTAATACAAACCACAACAATATCTACAATATTAATGCTACACCCACTATAAACCAACCTAGTGGTGCACCTTATGCTGATGCTCAGAAACTAATGTTAAGACTAAAGGATTCTGGAACAGCAAATACTCTCACATGGAATGTATCTGTGGGTTCTAACTCGTCCACTACGGCTGGCTTTAGACCTATGGCAACATCTAACGTTGCATTGCCTTCTACTACAATTGCAGGTAAAGTCACATATGTTGCTTGTGTCTACAATGCTCTAGACTTTTATTGGGATGTTGTCGGAGTGAGTAACCAGTAATGGCAGTAGCAGTAGCAACTATTACATCAGGAACTACTTGGACGTTTCCTGCAAACATGGATTCAACTCAACCAATTAGGGTAACCTGTATTGGTGCTGGCGGTTCTGGTTCTGCCGCAAACTCTACGGTTACTGGCGCATCTGGTGGTGGAGGAGCCGCATGGGCACAGTCTGTATTATCTGTACCTGCCGGTGCAACATCTGCAAATATCAGTGTAGCACCAGCACGAATCGGTGTTCCAGGAGGCACTAGTGCTGCTGGATCAGGAAATAGCGGAAGCAATACTTGGTTTAGTTTTGTTTCCGGCGCACCCGCAACAGTCACACAAGGTGTATTAGCAGTAGGCGGAGGTGGTGCCGGTAGCAGTAATACTGTTGCAGGTATTGGTGGCTCTGCGGCTAGTTGTATTGGGCAAACCGTATATTCTGGCGGCAATGGCGGCACGGGATCCTATAGTGATGGTTCGACTTTTGGTGGAGGCGGTGGAGGAGGTTCTGCCGGATCTTATTTTGGTAATGGCGGCAACGGCGGAAATGGCAGTAATGGTTATGGCGGTGGTGGCGGCGGAATAACCGGTAATGGGTCAAATGCTGCTGCATTTCTAAACGGCACAGGCGGCTCTGGATATCAAAATACTGGAGGTGGTGCAGGCGGTCCTAACAATGGATCAGCAAGCGGCGACACTGGGCTTGCAGGTGCAGGCGGCGGCGGAGGCGGCACGTTTGCCTCGACAACACAAGGTGGAACTGGTGGAATCGGAGGTGTTATTAATGGTGTCGTAAATTATGGCGGCGGCGGAGGTGGCGGATCAAGTACAGGATTTGGTGGCCCGACAGGTTTTAGTGGTGGTGTTGGTTACGGCGCTGGTAGTGGTGGGTCTGGATTGTCAAATTCAGGAACGTATTTTAGTGGGCAAGGTGTTATCTTTGTTGAATACACAACGACACCTGGCACCAGAACAATTCTCTTATCAACACCTACCGGCACAGCAAATACATGGGCTATACCATTAGACTGTGATGTAACTAAACCAATACAGGTCACAGTGATCGGCGCTGGTGCTAACGGTGCGAATGCTGTTTATGGTACTGTTGGCCCAGGCGGCAATGGCGGTAACGGCGGTGGCTGGTCTCAGTCGAACGTCTCTATAACATCAAGTTCACAAATCTGGTATAAAATTGATTCTGCTGGTGGATCGGCAAATACGTGGTTTAACGTTGGTTCAAATGCTACACCGACTGTTGCAGCAAACGGCGCTCTCGCTCTATCTGGTAGCACGAGTACGACCGGCGCAGTAGGAACAACAGTATATGGCGGCGGCGCTGGTGGTTCTGGTTATGCCGCAGTAAGAGGCGCTGGCGGTGGTGGCGGTTCTGCTGGTTCTTCTCTCGGTGCCGGTAAGTCTGGTGGTTCTGCACCATCAAACGGCGGCGGCGGTGGCGGCGGCGGCGGCGGTACTGGTAGCGCAGGTGCTAATGGTCTAGGTCCTGGTACCTATGTGGGCGGCGCGGGCGGCGGCGGATTTAATAACACCGGAGGAGGAACTGGCGGTACAGGAAACCCAGGTGGTACAGGCGGCAACGGTTCTTCTGGTGGCGCCGGTGGCGGCGGTGGCGGCGGTGGATCGACGGCTGCTGTAGGCGGCCAAGGTGGTAATGGTGCTGCCGGTACTGAAATCACATTGACTTCAGGATCTACTGTGGGTTCTGGTGGTGGCGGCGGTGGCGGTGGTGCGCCTGGTGCATCATCTCCTGGTAAGAACGGTGGTAACGGCGCCATATATGGTGGCGGTGGTGGCGGTGGTTCCGCATCGAATGGTGGTACATCAGCAGTCAACCCAGCAGGTCTTGGTGGTACAGGCGGCCAAGGAGCGATTATAATCACTTATACAGCGATCCAGAAAGGCTATAATGGTATAATGGGAATGTTTTGAACTTAAATATAGAACGGTATAAATAACATATAATTTTCAAGGAATATCAAAACATGAGTACAATTACAGTTAAAGATGGAAATGGTAATCCACAATCAGTTAATGTTCTTCCCTCTACAGGTCAGAACACAATGTCTAGCTCTCTTCCTGTAGCCTTGGCATCGGATCAACCAATCATTCAAGTTTATGATAATTCATATTCTACACATGCTCCTGCATATTATCAGGTCACCGCGGCCAATACAAGTGCATCTTTAGGTTCTCTTGTTGGTTCAATTCCTTCATGGGCTACCGCAGTTATACTTTTACCTGAAAATTGCTCTATTAGATATAGAGCAGATGGTACCGCACCGACCACAAGTATTGGTATGCCCATCAGTTCAGGTGCACCTTTTGCTATTCAAGGAAATACCGCACTCTCGTCTATTCAACTTATTCTTTCAAGCAATGCAGCTATTGGCAACACCGTTTCGGTAGAATTTAGAGGATAATAAAATGGGTCTTTTATCGTTTGGTGGCATTGATAGTTTTATTAGAAATAAACTATCAGGTGGTGCTTCTGGTCAGATTTTATATAAAAATAGTAGCACATCAAATGATCTTGCCTGGATAAATGTTGCTTCGGTAGGAACAACAATTTCCTCGCTTGGTACTGTAGGTAATAGCAGTATTACAACAAACATCCCTCTGGTTTTTGGATCGGTTCAAAAGGCAGAAGTTACAGCAAATGGTGACATATTTTTTCCTAATCCAACTACCGCTCCTGCAGGAACAGAATTGTCACTCTATGTAACTTCTACATCACCGGGTGGTTACAATATATCCTTTGATAGCAACTTTATTGTACCTACCGGAACACAACTATCACCAATATCTGGTTCGATTGACGTTCTTACATTTTCGGTAATGTCAACAGGTGCTATTAGAACTTCAATTTCAACTACATATTCAAGCTCTACACTAAATACTATCCTTACAGGGGCAGGTGCACCTGCAAGTACACTAGGTAATACTGGTGACATTTACATTAACGGCACAACACTATATGGACCAAAAACATCTTATGGTGGTTGGGGCACAGGTGTTTCGCTGATCGGTAGCTTATATGGGACTAGAGTGACGACGGTACCTAATGCCGCAACAATTATTCCAAATATAACTACAACAGACATTGTCTCACAACTAAATACACAGACAAGTGGAACATTGACTATATATTCTCCCACTGGAACACCTATTGATGGTCAACGATTGTTGTTTAGATTAAACACTCAGTCCGCACTTACATTGAGTTGGGCAGGAAGTTATACTTCTAGTTTTGATTTACCTTTACCTTCAGTCACAACTGGTCTTGGTAAAACTGATTATATTGGTTTTATATACAATGGAGTTTCTGGATCTTGGCAATTAATCACTAGAGCCTTCGGAGGATTCTAAAGTGGCTACATATTATTGGGTAGGTGGTTCAGGAACATGGGATAATACGGCAACACATTGGGGTGTTTCTCCAGGCGGTTCTGGTGGTTATGGCCCGCCGGGCGTAAACGATGTTGCATATTTTACCAGTACTTATATTGCTAACGGTACATTAATTACCGTAGCAAATACAGCTTCTTCGGTTGCAAACGTTGTGTGTACAAGTAACTTTGGTGGAATTATTTCACTTGCTTCTAACTTAACCGTATCTGGTACATTTTTACATTGCGGTATTTTACGATTAAACAACAGTATACTCAACTGTAGGATATTTTCATCTATAAACGATAGTTATTATCGAATTATTGATACCAGCCAAGGTAATGGGCAAATTCAAGTAAGTGGTAACAGCGGCACTATTGTACAGATGTCATCCATCGGGCAATTTACATACCCAATTGGAAGCCCAGCACCCATCATTAATTGTATTAGTGCAAGTGCTAATGGTAGAACAATACAAGTAGGTCAAACTATTCCACCTACAATGACTAATATATCTCAATTTGGTAATACTTATTTTAATGGACCACCATCAATTTCGGTATCAGCAGGAACCGATTCTATTACAATTACTAATTATGGTACCATTCAAGATTTAGATCTGACTGGTTATACTGGAAGCTTTTTAAATAGATCATTTAGTGTGTATGGAAATATCACACTTGGTCAGAATATGACTACAGGTGGTACCGGATCTTCTTCTGGAGCTGTAGTATCTTTAGTAGCACCATCAGGATCTTATACAGTTAGATCAAATGGTGTTGTGTTTCCTGGTATAATAACTTTTGGTTCAAATACAAGAACTACAGCAACTTGGTCTCTTGCTGATGATTTATCTACTACAACATATTCAATCAATCCATCTGGATCATACGGTTCGGGTTTTAATCCTTATTATTATGTGAACATACAAGGTGGTACATTAAATGTAGGTAACAATAACATTTATACTCAAAGGTTTTTGTGTTCTACTGGTCAGTGTACCGTAAATATGGGTACTAAAACATGGTATCTTGTTCCTATTCCTAGTGTGCCAGTAGTTTGGGATACAACTTCTTATAATCCAAGTCTTACACTTAATGCAAATACATCTACAATAAATGTAATAGCACCCTATACAGCTTCAGTAATTCCTAGTTTTAATTTAGGAAACTATTCATATAACAACATTACATTGAGCGGGCCAATCATTAATAATGTTGTTTATAATCTTAATAGTTCAGGAAATACATTTATCAATAACTTCAGTTGTAAAGTTTTACCATATCCTGGCAATTATGCTTTTACTTTACAATTTTCTTCAAATTCTACTTTCACATTTAATACATGTGATATACAAGGTACGATAAGCGGTTTATTATCTATTAGCCCTTCTGGATCCGGTAGTTATCCAGTATTATACTGTGCAAATGGAATAGCAAACAACAATACTGATGGTCTCAGTATAAACAATATAACTGCACAACCAAATGGTGCTCTTTGGTGTGTGGGATATAACAGTGCTCCTGCATCCAATTCAGCATCTACAACTGGTTTTATGTTTAGATCAAAAGCTTCAACATGGCCTCAAGGTCTACAGTTCTTTTTTTAGGAAAGTTTAATTATGAAAAGTCAATCTTCTTCAATTAAAACTCCACATACTTATATCGGCACTCAATATGAAACAAAGGTTTGGTTGAGCCGTTGTAAAGTAAAACCTTCTCAACAGATAGTTGAGGCAATTGACTTTTTTATTGCTCAGTTAAAAGATGCTGGTATTCTTCCTCTTATGGATGCAATATATTTTCTTGCAGCAGACAATTATTCCGCTGCATTGACAAATCTTGTTCAGCCAGCTTACGATTTAATTGATCAAACTGGTGGTGGTAATGGCGGTAAATCCAACTTTGGTCCCGGTTCTGGACTTACTGGTGGTACCAATAGTGCTGGATACCAAATGAGATTTGATACTGGATTTAATCCAAGTATACTAAACGGCCTTGCAAAATATTCATTAAATAATGCACACATGTCTGTGTGGTCTACAACGGCAACTTCTGGTAGTTATATTAGTAATACTGGACAAACCGATGTTATGGGAGCATATTCCACTAGCTCTGGAACTACTTTTCGTGGATCAATTAGACTTAACTCACAAAATACATTTTTTGCATATCCTAATAGTAATATACTTGTTCAAGGAACAATAACAGGACCGCCTGGTCTTTTTGCTTGGACCAGAACAGATGCCACAAATGCTACTGTATTTAAAGATGGTTCATTTATTACTGCTTCTTCACCAGTAACTGGTCTTCCTAATGAAACTATAAAAGTATTTTATGATGCAGGTGTTTATAATTCAGACCCTAATACAACTACTCTAATGAGTTTTGGTGCTGGATTATCAAATACACAACTGTCTGCATATTATGATGCTGCATCCCGACTTTTAATTTCAGCTGGTATTCTTAACTACGAAAGTTTAGAAACTGTTAATGCTCAACCAACACTTCCAGCATATTTTACTAATACTACTCAAGCTGTAGTAGCAGCAAACAATATTTCTGGATTTAGAGTTTATCAACAAGTACAACCACCATCAAGTGATTCAACTACTGGTAATACATATCCGTATTTTCCTATGTCTGATGCTGCCACAGTACAAATTGAAAAATCATACACTGGATCTTTAATTAACTCAAGTCACTGGTTGTGGCAAATGAGACAAATTGTTCCTGTTGGTAGTATCTATAACGATAGACCAAATCTTCAACCACCGACATCCTTCATTAGTGGTAATGCTCTTAAAAATGCAGCAGGACTTGATTGTTGGGTTAGATATAGTACACTAACTACAGCTATTGGTGCTACTGAATGTCAGGCAAGATGGTCATTAGGCTATCCTCAGTATGATCCTTTGGGCCGTAGTACAGATCCAATTTATATGGGTTGGGGTGATTGTGCAAACTATTATGGTCTTCCACAGCCGGTGCCTTATGATTACGCTGCTGGTGCAAATACTGCTACCTTCTTTCCTACTACATTTAGTACTTCAAATACAAAAAGAGTAAAAACATGTGCGGTTTGTACAGATCAAGTGATTCTTACTCCAGGAAGATTAGTTGATGTAAGAGGACCACAAAGAGGTTTGGCATTGGATTGTGAAGCTCAAGATGCCAGAACACCTGATGTTCTCTTAAATCAAATTCAGCGTCTTGCTGCAATTTGTCAAGCTGCAATATATGCACCAAGTGGTAAAGGACCTTATGAGTTTTGTGTCTATCCAAACCCAGTTGAGAATGCTGGTGCAATAAACACCGGATTTGATATTACAAATCTATATCAGATACACCAGACACCTGGTGTTAAGTTAGTTCTTATCGCTTGGAAGAAAAATAAAACAACTGATATGGGTTTATCAATTGATAATCAAGAAAATCTACTTAAAGGTCCAAATGGTGACCAACCGATAAACTATAGTAATTTAATTCTTGGTGTTGGTATGGGAACAACAAAATATAAAGACTTAATGACTGTAAATGATGCAACCAAACTTAGATCCAGAATTGTATCTAGAAACTATTCTGGAGTCTTGATCTGGAAAGATTATGGTGCTTATGGTGGTCTATTAACTTCAACATACAATCAAGTACTAGCAACAGTTTTGGGACTACCTACGAGTTGATAAAAGATATAAATATCTAAAACAACAATAGAAAGAGTCACATGGCATTACCAACAGACAGAGAATCTTTTAAGCAATACTGCTTAAGAAGAGTCGGGGCTCCTGTTTCTCAGATCAACGTTGATGAAGATCAATTGCAAGATCGTATTGATGATTCTTTGCAGTACTATTGGGACTATCACTATGATGGTACTGAAAAACAGTATTATCGGTATTCGGTACAACCACAAGATATTACAAATCGGTACATTACACTTCCAGCAAACATTATTGGTGCTGTAGGTGTGTTTCCTGTTGGCTCTTCGTTGTCAACAAATAATCTGTTTAATATTCGCTATCAGATTGCATTGAATGATCTTTACGATCTTACTGCAACTACGATGGTTCCTTACTATATGGCAATGCAACACATTCAGTTGCTTGAACAGCTTCTTGTTGGTCAACAACCCGTGCGCTATAATCGTAGAACAAACAACCTTTATATTGATATGGATTGGAACATTGTTGCTCCAGGTTCATATATCATAATTGAAGCATATCAGGTCGTAGATCCTAATACTTATGCATCAGTTTGGTCTGATCGTTGGCTTCAAAAGTATGCAACCGAAATGATTAAACAGCAGTGGGGTATGAATCTAATCAAGTATACTGGTGTTTCGTTGCCGGGTGGTGCACAGTTTAATGCTCAAAAGATCTATGATGATGCTACTGCTCAGATTGAAAAACTAGAACAATCAATGATTTCTGGTTGGAGTTCTCCAGTTCCTATGATGATGGGATAGAACCGTGGCAGTTTCAACATTCTTTGATCAGTTTACTAACTATAATGAACAGCAGTTGCTGAATGATCTTGGTATTGATATGATCAAGCGCTATGGTATTGACATATACTATATGCCACGCTCACATGTCAATATTGACAATCTGTGGCTAGAAGATACTCTAAGTCAATTTACACAAGCTACATTGATTGAAGTTTACATTAAGACATTCCAAGGTTGGCAAGGTCAAGGTGATATGATGGCCAAGTTTGGTATCTCGATGGCCGATCAGATTACATTCTCAATGATGAGATCACGTTGGCAAGAAGAGTTTACCAACTTTCAATCTGCACTTATCCGTCCTTTGGAAGGCGACTTTATCTATCTCCCAATGACTAATGCTTTATTTGAAGTTAAGTTTGTGGAACACGAATCCAATTTCTATCAGACAGGTCAACTAACCTTCTATGATATTAAATGTGAACGTGCTAACTACAGCAATGAAAAGATCAGCACTGGTGTTTCTGCGATTGATAATATTCAATCTAAGTTTACAAATGAAGCTTCTTCATTCTTCTTGACTGATCAAGCAGGCAATAATATTCAGTCTGGTGACGGATCAAATCTTGAACAAGGTCAGTACACACCAGATAATATTGATGGCACTACACAGAATGGTCTATTCAGTGCTCAGGGTAAATCATTTATTGACTTCTCTAAGACAAACCCTCTAGGCGAAATTACATAGGATATTATGAATGTTAGGAACAGATTTTTATTGGGGCACAATTCGCCGATACGTAATTCTATTTGGATCAATTTTTGATAACATCAATATTGATCGAGTAGATGCTAATGGTGTTCCTCAACAGACAATTAAAGTTCCATTGCAATATGGACCTAAAGAGCGTTATTTAACTCGGTACATTCAGAACCCAGATCTTCTTCGTGAAGTATCTATGGTTTTCCCTAGAATGTCGTTTGAGATTACTGGTATCAGCTATGATCCCGATCGAAAAATGAACACAATCGGTCAGTATGTGGGTACTTCAACTTCAAATAATGCAATTACTGGTGCTACTCAGACAACACAGTTTAATCCTGTACCATATAACTTTGATATATCGTTGTCAATCATCTCTAGAAATACTGAAGATGCTCTTCGAATTGTAGAGCAAATCGTTCCGTTCTTTACTCCACAGTGGAATACTACATTAACACTTATTCCACCTATGAACTATTCAATAAATGTACCTATTATTTTAAAGTCAGTGAATGCAGTTGATACTTACTCTAGTAACTTTGAAGATAAAGAGTGGGTTATTTGGGATCTTCAATTTACACTTAAAGGAGCACTATGGGGTCCAGCTAGAAACTCTGGTCTCATTAATCATATTATAGTTAATTCATATGCTGAAAAAAGTGGTGATATTAACTCATATGTTGGAACTACATCTCCGCAAATTTCACTTGACATTACTCCAGGTGAAACCGCTAATGGTCAAGCAACAAGCAATAGCTCTATTGCGATACCTTATACTCAGGTAAAACCAACAGATAACTATGGCTTTATTGTTCAATATACTGAGAATCTTAAATGAATGATGATGACAAGAAAAAAGATAAAATTGCTTCTCTATTAAATTTACCACCAATTGAAATACAGAAACAAGACAATTCGCTGGCAATAGTTAATTCGGCAGAACCGGAAACGGATACCGAAAAGTTTAATAGTGACTTTGACACAGCTAGAGATGCAATTTTAACTGCACTTGAAACAAGTCAAGGCGCATTAGAAGCGCTATCAAATATAGCATCATCATCACAACACCCCAGAGCATTTGAGGTTGTTGCTAAACTTGTAGATACAATTCGTGACACAAGTAAAGATCTGTTGGACATTCATCAGGCTAAAAAGAATCTTATTCGTAAGGTTGAAGAACCTAAGACAATAAACAACAACTTGGTGATTAGCACAAGTGATCTATTAAAGATGATAAAGGGTAATCAAAATGAGTGATGATTTTGAGTACGGCTATGAAAACGATTCATATCGTGGAAATCCTAAACTCAAAAGAACAGAAACTAAGATTCCTTGGACACAGGAAAATATTGAAGAATATTTAAAATGTTCTAAGGACCCTGTTTACTTCTCTAAAAATTATGTTAAGATTATCAGCCTCGACAAAGGCGAGATGTTTTTTGAGCTATATCCTTTCCAGGAACAGATCATGCAAACCGTGCAAGACAATAGGTTTACAATTGTCAAGTGCGGCCGCCAGATGGGCAAAACACAATGTATGTCATCTTTGTTACTTTGGTATGCGCTGTTTCATGAAAACTACAGTATTGTAATTCTGGCTCACAAAGAACGGCAGGCCAGAGAAATTCTATCACGTGTTAAGTATTCCTATGAACTTCTTCCTAAATGGCTTCAGCAAGGTATCGTTGAGTGGAATAAAGGTAATATTGAGCTAGAAAACGGTTCAAAGATTGCTACAAGTGCTACATCAGGTAGTGGTGTCCGTGGTGAATCTAGAAACTTAGTTTACCTGGACGAATTTGCTCACGTTGAAAATAATACACAGGAAGAGTTCTTCGAGTCTACTTACCCTGTTATCTCATCTGGTAAGTCAACAAAGCTTGTAATTACATCCACACCAAAAGGTATGGATATGTTCTACAAGATCTGGACAGAATCAGTTGAAGGTAGAAACTCATATAAACGAGTAGATGTTCATTGGTCGGCGATTCCTGGTCGTGATGAAGCTTGGAAACAAGAAACAATTCGCAATACATCTGAGCGCCAATTTGACCAAGAGTTTAACACGGAGTTTCTAGGTTCATCCAATACACTTATTGAAGCCAAAAAACTTAGATCACTTCTATGGAAAGAACCACTTCAAAAGTTTGATGAGTTTGATGTGTATGAAACACCAATATATGGACACAAGTATGTAATTACAGTGGACACATCCAGAGGTGTGGGTATTGACTATTCAGTTTTTGTAGTCTTTGACGTAACTAATGTTCCATATAAGCTTGTTGCAAAATATAGAGACAACGAAATTTCACCTCTTCTATATCCAAACATTATTTGGCGAGCAGGCAAGTATTATAATGATGCAATGGTACTTGTGGAAACAAACGATAATGGTCAACAGATTGCTGATATTCTATTCTATGATCTAGAGTATGAGGGCGTTCTTCTTACACAATCAAAAGGTAGATCAGGCATCAAAGTCGGTGGTGGATATAAAACAAGACCTGTCCGAGGAATCAGAACAACAAAACAAGTCAAACGAATTGGTTGTTCTAACCTGAAAAGTTTAATTGAAAACGATAAATTTGTTTTTAATGATTATGATCTCATCTACGAACTATTTCGTTTTATTGAAGTAGGTGGTTCTTATGAAGCTGAAGTAGGTCAACACGATGACGTAGTGATGTGTTGTGTTTTATTTGCTTGGCTTGTAAATCAACATTACTTTAAGAATCAAACTGATACTGACGTTCGAGCCGATCTTTGGGCTGACAATAAAGACATTATTGAAGATTCAATTACACCATTTGGAATCTTCAATGATGGTTGGGATGATCCAAAAACAGACATGGTCACTATGGATAAGTTTTATAACCTAGACATTCACAAAGATGATTTTGATCCAGACGAATTCAAAGATCGTCTAGAGTATTGGGATAATAAATATTGAGATGCAAAAGCAACACTAATATTGAAATACTGCATCTTATAAATAAAGAAAAAACCTTAAAAAGGAGTATGTTAATATGGCGATTCAAGTAAGTCCTGGTGTTGTTGTTCAAGAGTTTGACAACACTACAGTAGTTCCTGCAGTTTCTACATCGGTTGGTGCAATTGCTGGTGTGTTCAGTTCAGGCCCAGTAAACCAAAGAGTTCTAGTAAACTCAGAAACTCAACTAGTCCAAATCTTTGGTAAACCAAACACAAATAATTTCGAGACTTTCTTTACTGCAGCTAACTTCTTGGCTTATGGTAATGCTCTCTATGTTGTTCGTGTCGCTGATGGTTCTGCCAATAATGCTTATGCAAACGTTGGTGCAATTACTACCGCACCTCAGTTTGCAAACTCTTCAGTATTTGTTGCTGCAAATAATGTAACAGATAATAACGTAGCTTTTGTTGCACGCTCGGTTGGTTCTCAATCAAACGCTCTGAGAGTTTCAATTTGTGATAGTGCTAACGTTTATTCTTCAAATCTAGTAGCTGTAGGTGGTGCTTCTGCTAACTTTGTGTTTGTCTCAGGTAATAACGTAGCAGTAATTAATGCATCTTCGAATACAACTAGTCAAGCAAATACTACCGCAAATAACGTAATTAATCTTTTGACTGTTGGCGACTGGGTCAAGGTTGGAAATACTTCGCTTGGTTATCAATATCTCCAGGTTGCTAACGTTACTGGACCTACTGGTGCTGAAACTACAGCTAATGCGACCAACTATTCAAACGGTGCTCAGGTTACATTTACTTCGGCTTATAATCTATCGAGCAATCTAACTTCAAGCACAAACCAGACACAACGTTTCTGGGAATTCTATAACGTTGTTCCACAGGTTCCTGGTGTATCTTCATACATGAGCAATCAGGGTCTAACTGTTGCTGACCAACTTCACATTGTTGTTCAGGATAGAACTGGTACATTCTCAACTGCACCTAACTCAATTCTTGAAGTTTGGCCTAACATGTCAAGAGCTACCGATGCTAAGACACCTCAAGGTTCTACAAACTACTTCAAGAATGTGATTAATCAGAATTCCAGCTTTATCTACGCTGGTAGCTATAACAGAACTGGTGCTGTCTCAAATACTTCAACTTCACTAACCGCACCAACTACTACAACACCATTGTCTGCAAACCTTTCAAACGGATCAGATTCCGCTTCGGAAAGCACAATTTCACTTGCTGCTGTTGCTCAAGGTTATGATCAGTTCAAAAACAAGACCGATGTTGATATCTCGCTGGTGATGCAAGGTAAAGCAATCGGTAATACAACCTCTAATACAGCTGCAGGTCTTTCAAACTACATCATCAGTAATATTGCTGAAGGCAGAAAAGATTGTGTGGCATTTGTGTCACCAGATAGCGCAATTGTAACCGCTGCGGATCCTTCACAATATGCAGTTGACTTTAGAAATAAAGGTATCACAATTGCAAGCTCATATGCAGTACTTGATGGCAACTATAAGTATCAGTACGACAAGTACAATGATGTTTATCGTTGGGTTCCATTAAATGGTGATATTGCTGGTCTTTGTGCTTATACTGATCTTGCAAGAGACCCATGGTGGTCGCCAGCTGGTTTCAATCGTGGTCAGATCAAGAATGTAACCAAGCTTGCATTTAATCCAAATCAGGCACAACGTGATCTTCTGTATCAAAACTACGTAAACCCAGTGGCAAACTTCCAAGGTCAAGGAACCATTCTGTATGGTGATAAGACACTTCTTGGTCAGCCATCGGCATTTGACCGTATTAATGTTCGTAGACTGTTTATTGTCCTTGAAAAGGCTATTGCAATTGCTTCACAGGCAAGTCTCTTTGAGTTCAATGATGACTTTACCAGAAACAAGTTTGTAAACCTTGTAACACCTTTCCTTCGTCAGGTACAAGGTCGCCGTGGTATCTATAACTTCAGAGTGGTTTGCGATACAACCAACAATACTCCACAGGTTATTGATGCTAATCAGTTTGTTGGTGACATTTATATCCAACCAGCGAAGAGCATTAACTTTATCCAGCTGAACTTTGTTGCTGTTCGTACAGGTGTTGACTTCAACACTATTGTCGGTCAATTTGGTGGATCATAATAGAACTTATAAGGAGTAGATAATATGGCATTTAATATCAATCAGGTACTTCAAAACTTTCAGTTTGAAGGTGCTCGTCCTACATTATTCGATGTAAGAATTACAAACCCAATCAACTCTATTGCTGATAGCAAAGTTCAATTTCTTTGCAGTGCAACATCACTTCCAGAGTCGACTTTAGGTAATGTACCAGTTCCTTACTTCGGTCGTGTAATCAACTTTGCTGGTGACAGAACATATAGTCCCTGGACTGTCACAGTTATGAACGACGAAGATTTTCTTGTTCGTAACGCTCTTGAGGAATGGTCGAATGCCATTAACCAGAGACAACAAAATACAAGACTACCTAGTGCTTCTAACCAACTATATAAGTCAACAGCAACAGTAAGACAGTTTAATAAGGCTGGTACTGCGGTAAGATCTTATAAGTTTAATGGAATCTATCCTTCGACTATTCAGCCAATCGGTCTTGATTGGTCTGATACTAATCAGTTTGAAAGATTCCAGGTTACATTTACATACGATTGGTGGCAAATCTCAACAAGCGGTGACGATACAAATAATGCTTCTGCTTCTGCCGGTGGTGCATAAACCATAAATATATTATAATGGTTTTATGAGAAGGCAGTAGTATAGTGCAATTACTTGGTTTTGAGATTTCACGTAAAAAAGAGAAACTAGATCTAGTTTCATTTGCTCCTAAAGAGACAGATGACGGAGCACTAGTTGTAACGGCTGGCGGCACCTACGGTACCTATTTGGACATGGAAGGTGCCGCCAAGACCGAGGCGGAAATCGTAGTCAAATATAGAGAAATGGCGCTTCAACCAGAGCTTGAAAAGGCTATTGATGAAGTCACCAATGAAGCAATTGTAAAAGAGGGCAATGAACAAATTGTCACTCTTAATCTTGACGACTGTAAGGATCTATCCGATAAAGTTAAAAAGATTGTAAATGACGAATTTGAAAATATTACTCGCTTACTAAACTTCAATAACTACGGATATGAAATTTTTCGTAGATGGTATATTGACGGTCGTGTGTATTACCATGTGATCATTGATGAAAATGATCCAGAACGTGGTATTCAAGAACTCAGATATATTGATCCAAGAAAGATCCGAAAGGTTCGATTGCTTTCAAGAGAAAAGCGCGGCAAAGTTTTTGTCAATAGGAATACTGCTGAGTTCTATGTTTACAATGAAAAGGGCTTCAAGGCCACTGGTGCCAATGCAATGGATAACCAAGGACTTAGAATTACCTCAGATTCAATCCTTCATGCAACATCTGGCCTGATGGATAAAGACGGAAAGCTTGTTCTTTCATATCTTCATAAAGCAATTAAACCACTCAACCAACTTCGTATTCTAGAAGATGCTACGGTTATCTACCGTATTTCTCGTGCTCCAGAACGCAGAGTGTTTTACATTGATGTTGGTCAGATGCCTAAAATGAAGGCAGAACAACACATGCGTGACATGATGGTCAAGCATAAGAATCGTTTAATCTATGATGCTTCATCTGGTCAGGTTCGCGATGATCGTAAGTTTATGACTATGATTGAAGATTATTGGTTGCCACGTAGAGAAGGTCAGAACGGAACAGAGATTACAACTCTTCCTGCTGGCCAAAATCTAGGTGAAATGTCTGATGTTGAATACTTTGAGAAGAAACTATACATGGCACTTAATGTGCCAATTTCTCGGATTCATCCAGAACAATCAATGTTTAGTCTTGGCAGGTCAGGTCAGATCACTAGAGATGAACTATCATTCCAGAAGTTTATTGCAAGACTTCGTCTACGATTCTCAAACATTCTATTAAATGCTCTTGAGAAACAACTGATTCTTAAAAAGGTTTTCTCTCAGAGTGATTGGGATTCAATTAAAGATCTTGTTCACTTTGATTATGCAAGAGATAACTATTTTGCTGAACTTAAAGATTCTGAAATTCTTATGAATCGTTTAACTGCTTTGCAACAAATTACTCCATATCTTGGTACTTTCTTCTCACAAGAATATGTAAAGTCTAATGTGCTTATGCAGACACAAAATGATATTGAAGAAATTCAAAAACAAATGGATCAAGAAGCTCAACAGATGGCATCAAAAGGTTTGAATCCAGATGGAACACCTATACAACAAATGATGCCTCAGGATGGAGAGCAAGATCCAACTCAAGCATCAGATCAACAACAAGATGATCAAGGTCAGTTTAATCCGAATGATACCGACCAACGAAAAGAAATAATTGTTCAAGGTAAAAATGGGCCTTATGAGCGAAAGCTTCGAGTTAAAGATAACGACTTACCAAGTAACTTTGTTTTATAAATAAAAGGAATGAAATATGGAAGATGAACTAGACATTCAGGATCTGCTTAATGCAGCAATTAATGGTGACGTGGCCGATTTGGAACGTTCATTTGATGCAGTGGTAAGATCAAAGATTAATCATGCTATCGAGTATAGAAAACAAGAATTAGCTCAGAACCTAGGGCACACTGACGAGGACGAGTAATGGCAAATAAAGAAAAACAAGCAAAAGTCGATGGTGATGCTGTAGTAAATAGAGACGCTGGTTATACTAACAGCGGCAAGAAAACACAGCCAGACGGTGAAACCAGAGACGGCCATCACACTTCAAAGGAAGTTCAGGGTCCTACGGACGGTACAACTGCAAAGGGTGAGCCTCTTGAAGATCTAGGACTTCTTGGTAATCCAGACACAATGTTTAAGGGACCAAAGAAAGCATTAAGTGGTGCTCGTAAGGCAGATCAACATGCAGCAACAGGTACTGCCGGTAACATGAACGAAAATCCTTTCCATTCTGTTCTAAGAGCTAAGTATTTTTCTGAGTCAGACAATCCAGGTGATGGTAATGCTCCTGCAACTTCAGACTCACCATCATATGGTATGCAAGCCGTAAACAATACAGATTTTCGTCCATCACGTCCTGATGTAAAGTCAATTCTTGAAGGTATTGCACTTCAGGCTGCAGAGGCTTTTGAAGCTTTGGATGAAAACTCTAACATCCCTAATCAACTTATAAGTGAACTTCAGAATTGTTCTAAAAGTGTGACTAAACTGTATGAGTTTGCTACAAAGAATCAGACAGATGATGGCACTCAGGATGCCTCAGATACACCACCTGTTCAAAAAGATACAGCAGAGCGTAAGCCTGAAGGTGTATATAAGGAAGAAGTAGAAGATCTAGCTGAGCTTTCGGCTGGTCAAAAGAAAATTGCTGCTGCTGGAAAAGCAATTGATCCAAACAATGATGAAGATGAAATTGATGCCGATGACCTTCTGGCACTTCGCATGCGCCGTAAAAATTCAAAGAAAGATATGAGCGAAGCACTTCATCTTGCTTTCAACAAAATTCTATGGAGTAAATTAAATGGCGATAGTTAAGAATCAAATTGGCGGTCACGCCGGTACGGTTGATTTAGGCAACACTGTTTATTCATTTGCTAATCTGTCATCAAATACTTCTTTGGAAACTGTTACTGGTGTAGCAATTACGGCAGCAATGGGCTCGGGTGACTGGGTCATTTATATGGGTAACACGCTTGTTTGGCAAACTTATGCCAATACTGCATTCCTATATGACTTTAGTGCTCTTGGTGCTACATTAAACCAAAATATTCTTTGCACAGGTAATAGCACATACCAAACTGGTACTATTACACTTAAAACCGTAGGATCACAAAGTTCAATTGCTCTAAGAATTGCCAAGTACGGCTACAACACTGCTGGAGTCTAATATGTTACTTATTACAGAAAACATTGAAGAAGTACAGTATATTACTGAAGCTCGTGAAGACGGCAAGAAGAATGTCTATGTCGAAGGTATCTATATGGTCGCCGAGACAAAGAACAGAAACGGTCGTATCTACCCTAAATTAGCACTTGAGAACGCTATTAATAAGTATAGCGAAGCATATATTGCTACTAAAAGAGCATATGGTGAACTAGGTCACCCTACCGGTCCTACAATTAATCTTGATCGTGTATGCGTAATGCACGAGTCATTAAAGTGGGATGGTAACAATATCATTGGTAGATCAAAAGTTACAAGTACACCTTTTGGTGAAATTGTAAAAGGACTCATTGAAGATGGTGCATCACTAGGTATGTCATCACGCGGCATGGGTTCAGTAGAAATGAAGAATGGCATCATGGAAGTAAAGAATGACTTCATGCTTGCTACTGCAGCAGATGTTGTTGCTGATCCTTCAGCACCAAAAGCTTTTGTTCGCGGCATCATGGAAAATATAGAATGGATCTACGATGCCATTCAAGGTGAGTGGAAAGCACAGGATTTTGTAGAAGAAACAAAAAAGAAGTTTCACAAATCATCAGTCACTCAAATCAATGAGCAATCCATTGCTCACTTCGAACAGTTTATCAATCTACTTTCTAGAAAGTAATTAATAAATAAATAAAATACAATCCAAGGAGTACTAGAATGGCAACTAACAATAAAAGAGACCTGAATGAATTCAAGTCTGTAGATGGCCAGAGTGAACTTCCGGGAACTGCTGTATCTGGTAGTGCATCACGTGCTGCCGATAAGACTACAGGAGAAACCGATTACTCTGCTACTACTAAGGCTGAGGTAATGTCAAAGATCATGGGTGATCTCATGGCAAAGGACATGAAGGACGTCATGGACGTTTATCATGCAATTACTTCAAATAGCAACTCAAACCGTCGTATGGCTGATAAGTCAACTTCTGGTGAGACATATGCAACAACAACTCATAGCCCAACCGCAGTATCTGGTATTAATCCAGATGCAGTCACCGTAAAGCCAGTGGTTGCACGTGAAGATGTTTCCGAAATCTTTGCTGGTAGTGAACTTTCAGAAGAGCTTCTAAGCCGTGCATCGACCGTATATGAAGCAGCTGTAAACTCACGTCTTGCTATTATTGAAACAAGACTGCAAGAGCAGTATGCAGAGACACTTTCTGAAGCAATCGACCTTATGCATGACGAGATGCTTGAATCACTTGACAAGTATGTAACATATGTTGCAAGTCAATGGATGGAAGAGAATCAACTTGCTGTTGACAATGGTCTGAAGGCTGAAATGGCTGAAGAGTTTATCCTTGGTCTCAAGGACATCTTTGAAGCTAATTACGTAACAGTTTCACCTGATCGTTCTGATATTGTTACTTCGATGGCCGAGGAAATTGACCATCTTAACTCACGACTTAACGAAGCAGTTGAAGATAACATTAAGCTCACTGAAGAGCTTAATAATGCAAAAATTGCAGACTTAGTTGCAGAACATGCTGCAAGCCTAACCGTGTCTCAAAGAGAGAAGTTTGCTTCTCTAATTGAGAATATTGTTTATGAAGATGTAAATGACCTTACTCGTAAGATTGAAAACATCAAGGAAACCTACTTCTCTGATAATATCTCACATCGTAATGCTTCAGCGGAGCCTTTAACTGAAGGCTATGAAATTGAAGAAGAACAAGAAATTCCTTCGAATATGAAGGCTTATTCTGAAGCAATCTCGAGAACTTTAAAAAAATAAATAAATAAGAAGATAACAAGGAGTTTAATCTTATGAATAATCCATCAGTAAATTCGCTACTCCAGGAGAAGTGGAATGCAGTTATTCAGCATCCAGATCTTCCTGCAATTAAGGATGTTAACAAGCGCAATGTAATGGCTCAGATCCTAGAGAACACCGAGCGTGCTCTTATGGAAGAGTCACATCTTGGTATGTCATCGGGTCTTCTTTCAGAAAACTCAGGTGGTATCCCAACATCAACAATGGGCGGCGTAAGCACCTATGATCCAGTGCTCATCTCACTGGTTCGTCGTGCAATGCCTAACCTTATTGCTTATGACATTTGCGGCGTTCAGCCAATGACAGGTCCTACCGGACTTATCTTTGCTCTGCGTCCACAATACACCAACCAACAAGGTGCAAACGCATTCTACAACGAAGCAAATACCGGCTTCTCGACCTATGGTATCTCGGGTAACACCCAGCTAATCGGTCAGGCTTCGGGTGACTTTGGTGGCGTGTATGGCGTTAACACCTCGACAGTTGTTTCGGGTAACCCTAACACATACAACTTCGCTGGTGGTGCAAACACTGCAACTCTTGAATCGCTTGGTGCAAACTCAGGTTCGTACTATCTTGCTAATGGTCAGGCTCTATCACTTGGTGGTACAGACTTCAACCAGATGGCATTCTCGATTGACAAGGTTACTGTTACAGCTCAGGGTCGTGCTCTCAAGGCAGAATACACCATTGAACTTGCACAGGATCTGAAGGCAATCCACGGTCTTGATGCTGAAACTGAATTGTCAACAATTCTTTCGGCTGAAATTCTTGCTGAAATCAACCGTGAAATTGTTCGTACAATCAACCTTTCGGCTGTTGCTGGTGCTGCTGATACAACCACTGCTGGTGTGTTTGACCTTGACATTGACTCAAACGGCCGTTGGTCGGTTGAAAAGTTCAAGGGTCTTATGTTCCAGGTAGAGCGTGACTCGAACCGAATTGCAAAAGATACACGTCGCGGTAAGGGTAACATCCTGATCTGCTCGTCGGATGTTGCTTCTGCTCTTCAAATGGCTGGTGTACTTGACTACGCTCCTGCTCTGAACTCGAATAACCTTGAAGTTGATGACACAGGTAATACTTTTGCTGGTGTTCTTAACGGTCGTACTCGCGTGTATGTTGATCCATATGCTGCTGGTAACTACATGACAGTCGGTTATAAGGGTGCTTCGGCATTCGACGCTGGTCTGTTCTACTGCCCATATGTTCCACTACAGATGGTTCGTGCAGTCGGTCAGGACACATTCCAACCAAAGATTGGTTTCAAGACACGTTACGGCGTGGTTGCAAACCCATTTGCTGGTGGTGTGACTCCTGCTGCTGGTACCGTTGCTGGTCAGATCTATCAGAACAGCAATGTTTATTACCGTCGTGTTCTGGTGAACAATATCCTCTGATCTTTGATCGGAGAAAAAAATTGGGGTGGGGGGAAACTCCCACCCTTTTTTTATGTACTTTGTTTGTAGATAAATATATAATGAAATATGGAGATTGGCATGTCGGCTTATTCAAACAACCCAAGTAACTTAAACTTTCTAGGCCAGGTTGGCTTTAAATTTAACCTTACTCGGTCACCTAACTTTGACTTTTTTATTCAAAAAGTAGACTTTCCAGGTGTGACATTAACTCCCGCAGAAGTACCTAATCCATTTGTAAAGACACCAATTCCTGGTGATCATATGGATTATGAAAGTCTTAAGTTGACATTTAAATTGGATGAAGATCTTAGAGGATATTTCGAGATATATAATTGGATGAAAGCTCTAGGTAAACCAGAAAACTTCAACCAATCAGCTAATATCTATTCCAGAAAAGCCGGTGATCCTAATACAGTATTCTCTGATGGATCGTTGACTATTCTTGATGCCAATCTAAATGCAAATATAAATATCAACTTCTATGATATGCTTCCAACATATCTATCTGGCTTTACACTTCAAACTGATGCAACTGATATTCAGTTTATTACAGCCAGAATGGAATTTAGATACAGAATGTATGATTATTCTTACGTGAACAAAGGATATATAAACCCCTATGGCAACACTTGATGCGATCTTTGATAGCTGGTCCGAGGACAGCAAAATTGACAACACTGAACTTGATAATGAGTCGCTAAAAATACCTTTACTACACAACAAGTATCTTAAAATGTTTATTTCTGAAAAAATTGCTCTACAAAAAGTAGAACTTCAGTATAAGACATTACACAAAACAAAGACAGAATATTTTGCTGGTACTCTAGATATGGATACCATTAAGGGAATGGGCTGGGAGCCTAACCCTAAGATCATTCTTAGATCAGATATAAATATGCATATCGAATCCGATCCTGAAGTCCAACAACAACTGATTAAAGTTGGTATTCAGAGAGAAAAAGTAAATGCTTTGGATTCAATCCTTAAAATGATTTCCAATAGAGGTTTCTCTATTAAGAACGCCATTGATTGGCAGAAGATGATGAATGGTTTATGAGCGACGTCCACATTAAATATACTAATGATGTATACTGTCAAGTTGTAGCTGAGAGATCAATCTTGGCCGAACTTGCAGATACACTTACATGGAAAGCCGAAAACTATCGGTTTCACCCAAAGTATAAAGCAAAAGTTTGGGATGGTAATATCTCATTACTGAACCGCTTTACTGGTGTGTGTTATATTGGTCTAGCACAACGAATTAAAAAGTTTTGTGATAATCGGAACTATAGTTTTTCATTTGATGATGAACTTCTGCATGACAATATTTCAGTCAAGCAAGTAGAAGATATGATAGCAGAACTCAATTTACCTGATTGGATTGAGATTAGAGACTATCAGGTGGATGCTGTAGTTAAATGTCTACGATCAAGACGCAGGACACTTATATCTCCTACAGGCTCCGGTAAGTCACTGATGATTTACTTTATCAATCAATGGTACAAAGAAAAGACATTGATTATTGTACCTACAATTGGTCTTGTTGCACAGATGCAAAAGGACTTTGAGTCGTATGGTTTTACTGGCCGTATACATACTTCTATTGAGGGTCTATCAAAGGATCTTGATATTCCTGCCGATGTGGTAATTACTACCTGGCAGTCACTTGATAACGGAAAAAGCAAGGTAAATAAGCGGTGGTATGATCAATTCAAATTAGTAATTGGTGATGAATGCCATGGAGCAAAAGCTAAGGTTCTTATTAAGATTCTTACTTCTATGGAACACACACCTTACCGATTTGGCACCACAGGTACTTTGGATAATATTGAACTGAATAAAGCAACTATTGAAGGTTTATTTGGTGCTCAATATAAAACAACAACGACCCGAGCATTAATTGATGAAGGACATGTTGCCGACATTAAGATTAAGTGCATTCGACTTAAATATGCAGATGAAGTTTGTAAAGATCTTCGTGGTAAGACATATCAAGAAGAAGTTGAATTTTTGGTTAATCATGAAGCCAGAGCAAAGTTTATCAGGAACTTAATTCTTTCATTAAAAGGTAATAAACTTGTTTTCTTCCGAATGAAAGACCATGGCCGCTTAATCTATAATTCAATTAAAGAAGAAGTAGATGCAGGTGTATTCTATATTGATGGTGATGTAAGTGTAGAAGAACGAGAACTCATAAGAAGTTCAATTGAATCTGAATCTGATTGTGTGCTTGTTGCTTCTCTTGGTACAACATCAACAGGTGTTAGTATTAAAAAGCTCCATCATATGATTGCAGCATCACCTTCTAAATCAAAAATTAAAGTACTTCAGTCTATTGGTCGTATGCTTCGACAACATAAGACAAAAGAATATGCGGTTCTGTATGATATTGTAGATGACTTAAGTATTAAGTCTCACAAAAACTATACATTAAAGCACTTTGAAGAACGAGTTAAGATCTACAATCAAGAAAAGTTTGATTATAAAGTATACAATACAAGGATTTAAAATGAAAACTAAAGAATTTGTAATCTTGAGACTTTTAAATAATGATAGAATCATAGGTGAGCTTGTTGCTCATCATATGGGTGCTATATTTTTATATGCACCTATGTCTATTAGTTTTAAAACTGAAGATTCTGAAGATCAATATTATGCTTTAGCACCATATGATATTTTCTCTGATACTTCAATTGCTGTTATTGCTACAGATAAGATCTTAACTGTAAACGATCCTAATGATACTGTAATGGAATACTATGAAGCTGCATGGCCTAAATACTATCCTGCATATGATGATCCAAAGGATAAAACCGAGGATAGTCTGGATTCAGAGAAGTTGAATGAGATGTTTAAGAGTTTCGGCATTGATAGAAAGAAACTAAACTAATTCAGTTTTGACCGATATGGTATTCTAACACATTGAGATCCAATGTCAACCAAAATCGCTGTGGTTTACATTTAAGTAGTTATGTGTTATAGTATACTTCAACTAAGGGTATTGTATTATGACTATTTCAATTAAACGAAAATCTAGCATCTATTACATAGACAACAAGCGGTTTTACGCTGAGATGCAAAAGTATATTGCTGCATGTAAAGAAGCGGAAGAATGTGGTGATGAATATCCGATAATTCCGAACTATATCGGTGAATGCTTTTATAAAATTGCATCAAAGCTTAGTTCAAAGCCAAACTTCTCTGGGTATACATATAAGGAAGACATGATCGGTGATGCTATCGAGACATGTGTCAAGTATGTAAAGAGTTTTAATCCAGAAAAGTCTGTGAATCCATTTTCGTACTTTACACAGATTGTATCAAATGCTTTTCTTCATCGGATTCATAAGGAAAAGAAACAGCAGTATGTAAAGTATAAGTCTATGGAAAATATGCTCATGCACAATGAGAATTATAGTTCACAAGACAGCGATAGTATGTTAGTTCTTACACCTGATGTATTTGAAAATTCAAATAAAATTATTGCATCATTTGAGGACACTATCCAGAAAAGCAAAAAGAAAAAGGAAGATAAACTTGCAGAGCGAAAAGCACTAGAAGAGTTTATTGATTTAGAGGATACGGAAAATGAAACATGAAAACATTCCTATTGCAGTAAAGCAGTTTGGTGATACTGCTCTAAATAAAGCTGAAAGGAAAGATGTGCGCTTTAATTGTGTCGAGACACTGAGGCGGATCCGTGAGTATTGTACACTCGTAATCAATAAGTATGATAGTTCTTTTTAAATAGGCAAATTATATCATGAGCAGTAAAGTTACTAATTCCAAACAAATCCAAATTATGATTGATTTGGAGACTCTTTCCACGAGATCTAATGCTTCAATTCTGTCTATTGGTGCTACAAAATTTACACTAGAGGATGGAGTTATAGATAAGTTTTATTGTAATGTTGATGCTCAAACTTGCAAGAACTTAGGTCTTCATATATCTAAAGATACTTTGGATTGGTGGAAAAAACAAAATAAGGAAGCTATCAAAGCACTGATGGTAAATAAACTACCTTTGGATGTAGCATTAACTAACTTTACAGATTGGATTGGAAAGGGCGACATTATTGTCTGGGGTAATGGTGCATCTTTTGATATTGTAATACTAGAATCTGCCTTTGAAGCTATCGGTATTAGTAGATATCCATGGAAGTATTGGAATGTTATGTGCTATAGAACAATTATGAATCTATTTGGTCTTGATAATTCTAAAATTAGAAAAGAACAAACAGACACTCACCATCATGCACTTGATGATGCTTTAAGTCAAACACATACACTGATTGGAATTTTGAAGTCATGAAAGTTGCTCTTGTTACTGACACACACTTTGGTGCTCGTAATGATAATGAAGCACTAGCAAACTTTTTTGAAAAGTTCTATGTTGATATTTTCTTTCCTTATCTCAATAAGAATAATATCAAGAATATTATTCATCTTGGTGATGCATTTGATCGCCGAAAGTATATTAACTTTCAGTCACTATATCGTTGTAAGCAATACTTCTATGATCTAGCCGAAAAGTTTGGTATTCATATTGATCAAATTATAGGAAACCATGACACGTTCTACAAGAACACAAATAAGATCAACTCTCCAGATTTGATTCTAGGAGAATATGCAAACATAAACACTTACTCAGAACCACAAGAACTTATTCTTGGTGGTAAAAAGTTAGTGATGATGCCTTGGATCTGTGCAGATAATCATGATAAAGCAATGAAACTTATTAGTGAGTCTGATGCTGATATTGTTCTTGGACATTTAGAACTTGATGGCTTTGAAATGTACAGAGGTCAGCCACACCATGGTGGGTTTGCTGCTGATGTATTCTCTAGATTTGATCTTGTTCTTTCTGGTCACTTTCACCATAGATCAACCAACAGAAACATCACATATCTAGGAACACCATATGAAATTACTTGGTCGGACTATAATGATCCTAAAGGTTTTCATATTCTAGATCTTGATACAAATGAGTTGACTTTTATAGAGAATCCATATAGATTGTTTCATAAGGTAAAGTATGATGATTCCACATGGAAGGATATGGAGTCATTTAAGAATCTAGACTTTACTCACCTCAAAGACACTTATGTAAAGGTCATTGTAATTAATAAAACCAATCCGTATTGGTTTGATTTGTTTATTGACAAGATCGAAAAGTGTGATCCTATTGATGTTCAAGTTGTTGATGATAACCTAAGTCTTGATCTTATCAAAGATGATGATCTTATGGAGAACGTAGATGATACAATGACTATTCTCTATAAGTCAATAGAAACAATGGCTGTTGATGTAGATAAAACCAGACTTGATGTTCTATTTAAGTCATTGTACAATGAAGCATTGGATATATAATATGACGTTTGATGATTGGTTTGATGAAGTTGAAAATTTTGGCATCAGAAGCATCAGATTTTATGATGATGTTAATTCACCAGATCCTAAATATAATGATATGATTTTGTCATGGCTAAAAGCCGCATATCAAGTTGGTTATGAACACGCATTAAGTCGTATTATTGATGATGGAAAGTAATGTCTATACTATTTCACAAAGTTCGATATAAGAACATTCTATCTACTGGTAATACATTCACTGAAGTTTACCTAGATAAAAATCCAATGACGTTGATTATTGGTGCAAATGGATCTGGAAAGTCAACCTTTCTGGATGCTCTGTCGTTTGCTTTGTTTGGTAAGCCATTTAGATCTATTAATAAACCTCAGATCATTAATAGTATCAATGGCAAGAATCTCATGGTTGAGGTTGAGTTTACTATCGGCACAAAGCACTATGTAATCAAGCGTGGACTTAAACCTAACATTTTTGAGATTTGGAATGATGGTACACTACTAAATCAGGATGCCGCAGTTCGAGATTATCAGGAAGTTTTGGAAAAGAATATTCTGAAGCTCAACCACAAAAGTTTCTGTCAGATTATTGTGCTTGGTTCATCAACTTTTGTACCATTCATGCAGTTACCTGCAGGGCAGCGCCGAGAGATTATTGAAGATCTTCTTGACATTCAGATCTTTTCTCGTATGAATCTGTTGCTCAAGGATAAAATTGCTAAGAATAAGACTAATACACAAGATGTAAAGTATGAACTTGACCTAATTAAGGAAAAGATTACTCTACATCTTAATCTTATTAAAAAGCTTCGTAAGAATAATGATGAACAGATTGCCGATCTTGAGGGTAAGATTCTTTCTGCTCAACTCAAAGTTGATGACTACATGAAGTTGATTAAGGATAAACTGACCGAAGAATCTGCTTTACTTTCATCAATTGCAGATCAAGATAAAGTTCTTAAAAAGAAAAAAGAACTTTCTGATTGTCGTACTGATCTAGAAAGTAAAAAGACTAAGCTTCAAAAGGACATTACATTTTATTCTAATCATGACAACTGTCCTACATGTAAGCAGGGTATTGAACACGACTTCAAGACTGAAACTATTGACACTAAGAAAACTAATCTGCAAGCAATTGAAGATGCACTTGTAAAACTTAGTGATATGGAAGAAAAGAACTCTGCTCGTGAGATAGAGATTAATGCCACAGTAAAAGATATTTCTGCAATCCAGAGAAAAGTTTCTGAATATAATGGTCACGTTTCGAGTGGAAATATATATATAGTTGATACCAGAAAAGAAATTGAGTCACTCAAAGCAAAGTCATCTGATGATCATGAGGCAACTGCCGAACTGGAAGTTCTCAAGAAAGATTATAAAGATAACGAAAAGCTAAGAGAAGAACTTCTTGTACAAAAGGAAGTACTTGATGTTGCAGCCGTCCTTCTTAAGGATGGTGGTATTAAGTCAAAGATCATCAAGCAATACATTCCAGTCATCAATAAGCTTATTAATAAGTACTTGTCAATTATGGAACTTCCAATCAGCTTTGAACTTGATGAAAACTTCAATGAAACTATCAAGTCAAGGTTCAGGGATACTTTCTCGTATAGTTCATTCAGCGAAGGGGAAAAAAGAAGAATAGATCTCGCCATACTTTTTACTTGGCGAGCGATAGCTAAAATGAGAAATAGTTCAAATTCTAATCTTCTTGTCATGGATGAAATTTTTGATTCGGCTGTTGATATAAGCGGAACCGAACAATTAATGTCTATTATTGAAACTATATGCGGCGATACTAATGTCTTTATCATCAGCCACAAAGAAAGTATGATGGACAAATTCACCAATATCATTCGGTTCGAGAAGGTGAAGGACTTCTCAAGGATTGCAGCATAATGGATTTTGACTTCTATCTGGTATATTACCACAGCATCCATAGTGTTTATAGGACATTAAAAGAAGCAAAGACAATGAAAGATAAACTTTGTGAAATGCCTGGAGTTGATCCAAAGAATGTCCAAATCTTTGGCCAAAACTTTAATGAATATTTTGACATGAAAAATAGGATTGCAGCATGAAATTAGTTAATAGTAATGATCCCATTTTAAAGCAACCGTGTGAAAAGTTTAACTTTTTAAAGCCTCAGGTAGATCTTACCGAGCTTGCAGACAATATGGTTCGAGCCATGTATGATAACTATGGTATGGGACTTTCTGCCAATCAGGTTGGTGTTCCATTACAGATCTTTGTAATGGCTGCACAACAACCAATTTTGGTAATTAATCCTAGAATTTTGCTTGACTCGTCAGAACAAATTGAACTTGAGGAAGGTTGTTTGACTTTCCCTGGAGACCTTGTTAAGGTAAAACGACCTATCTGGATTAAAGCGAGATACCATTTGCCGAATGGTATTGCTCAGACCTTTAAGTTTGAAGGTATTACTGCTCGTGTATTTCAACATGAGTATGATCATATCATAAACGGCAAGACTATGTTTGATCATATGTCAAAACTCAAGCGTGAAATGTATAACAAGAAGAAACTGAAGAAAGCAAAACTATGAGCACATTTGAATATTATGGTAAGTATGATAATGATGAACATTTTAAGACTGTATCTTTGAAGTTTTCGCCTAATCAGGCAGATAGTTCTTCAATTGATTATAAATACAACGAAGGTAAAACTCTTCAAGAAATCGCCGCTTACATTGATAAGACATACGGCGAACACTATTCCCAAAACAAGTATCAGGCCACAGAGTTCATCATTGATGGTGGCCACGGAACAGGTTTCTGTATCGGCAATGTGCTGAAGTATGCACAACGATACGGCAATAAGGGAACAACCGAAGATTGGCGTAAGGACCTAATGAAGGTTATTCATTACGCAATAATTCAACTACATGTACATGATATGACATATTCAAAATGGGAAGGAAAAGATAATGGCTAAGAATGATGAACTAGCAGTATTTGTTGCACTAGACCGCTCAGGTTCTATGCAGGGCGAACGTTGGACTCACGCTATTGATTCTATCAACGAATACATCAATGGTCTGAAGTCCGAAAAAGTTGAAGGCACCGTAAGCATTGTCGCGTTTGACACTCTTGGTGCAAATATGCGTCTCGAAACTCTTGCTGAAGATAAGAGCATCGCTTACTTTGATGCACTCAAGCATGACGTGATTCAGCCTTCTGGTATGACTCCTCTGTTCGATGCTGCGGCAAATGTCATGGATCGAGCTCTAGAAAATAATGCTAAACGTACTGTCGTTGTGATCATGACTGACGGTGAAGAAAATTCTTCAAGAGAATATACTCAGGCAAAGATCAAGGATAAGGTTAAGGCTCTGACCGAAAAGAAGTGGGAAGTCCTATTCCTTGGTGCAAACTTTGATGTGTCTAATTATACTGCTGCTTCTGGTCTTGCACAGACTAAGATGCGCAATGTCGATTTTAATAATACAATTCAGCGCACAGCAATGTATGCTGATTTAACCAAATCAACTACTGCATATGCCACAACTGGTGCTGCAATTAATCTCTCTGTTGATGTAAACGTAAAGGCTAAGTAAAATATGGAAATTTCAATTGATATTGGTGAACTGAGAAAAAGATCTCTACTTGTTTGTGTGCCAATGTATGGTGGCATGTGTTTTGGTAACTTTGCTAAGTCAACTAATGACTTGACTGCACTTGCCGCACAGTATGGTATTGGTATTAGATTCTATTATCTGTTTAATGAGTCGCTTATTACTCGTGCACGTAACTATTGCTGTGATGAGTTTTTACGTTCTGATTGCACTCATATGCTTTTCATTGACTCGGATATTGCATTTGATGCTAATGATGTTATTGCAATGCTTGCTCTGATGGGTGATGAAACTGAGTATGATGTTCTGACTGCACCATACCCAAAGAAGTGCATCAGCTGGGAAAAGATCAAGCATGCATGTGATCTTGGTGCTGCTGATGAGAATCCTAACAACCTCGAAAAGTTTGTTGGTGACTATGTGTTTAATCCTGCAAATGGTAAGAACCAAATTCGCCTTGACATTCCTGAGGAAGTGCTTGAGTCTGGTACCGGTTTTATGATGTTCCGCCGCGCAACTCTTGAAAAGTTTGCTAAGGAATATCCTGAATATTACTACAAGCCAGACCACATTCGCACTGAAGCCTTTGATGGTTCGCGTGAAATTGTTGCATTCTTTGATGCACTGATTGACAATAAGCATGCTCAGATTAGACGAGAAATTCGTGAATTCTTTAGACTCAATCCGAATGCAACATCTGATGATGTGATCAACTTTATTGATGATACCAAGCAGTCGGCCTTTGGGTTCCAGTATTCAAATCGGTATCTCTCCGAAGATTACATGTTCTGCCAGTGGTCACGTAGGATTGGTCTGAAGGTTTGGTTGTGCCCTTGGATTAAGCTAACACACACTGGTACATATACCTTTGGTGGTTCGCTTGCCGATATTGCCTCGATTGGTGTTTCTGCCACAGCAGATCCCACGAAGCTAAACAAGGCAACAAAGTAGTTTACTTTATCTAGACAATGTGTTATATTATGAAACTGCACTACTGCAAGGAGACTTATTATGAAGTTGAGTGAAACTACCCTGAATATTCTGAAGAACTTTTCTGCCATTAATCAGAGCATTAAGATTACTGGTGGGACTACCATTTCAACCATTGCACCGACAAAGACTGTCCTTGCTAAGGCTGAAGTTCCTGATTTGTTTGATCGACCTTTTTGTATCTATGATCTTAACCGGTTTCTTTCAATCCTTTCTATGTTTGAAGATCCGGAAATTACACTTGATACAACCAGCTTGATTATCTCCGACGCCAAGACAGGCAATGGTCTTCAGAAGGTTACTTATCGGTACTGTGATGAAAAGGTGATTGTTGCTGCACCTGCAAATGATGTAAACTTTCCTAAGCCAGATGTATCGTTTACTCTGACTCAGAAGGACATTGCCAAGGTAAACAAGGCAGCTGGTGTCCTTCAACTTCCTGAAATTGCTATTGTTGGTGAGGAAGGTAACCTTTACCTTCGGTCAGTGAATAGTAAGGATGCTGGTTCGGATGCATTCAATGTTCTTGTTGGTGAATCTGACACTGACTTTGTTGCAACATTTAAGCCTGAATACTTCTCCAAGCTCATTGCGGGTGACTACGAAGTTGAAGTTTCATCCAAGAAGATCTCACGCTTTACCGGTAAGAATGTAGTCTACTATATTGCTGTTGAAGCAAATTCTACTTTTGCTTGATTTTTGGTTTACAATTTGCGCAGAAGATATATTGTGAATATACTTTCCACGCAAATTGTAAACCGTTTTTATTATGGAGAATTATATGAGTGATGACTTTTTGTGGGTGGAAAAGTATCGACCAAAGACGGTTGATGATTGTATCCTTACTGATAAGCTCAAGGCTACATTTAAGGAATTTGTAAACCAAAAAAATGTTCCTAATCTACTGCTTTCGGGTAGTGCTGGTTGTGGCAAGACAACTATTGCCAAGGCCATGCTTGAGGAACTTGGGTGTGATTATATTGTAATCAATGGTTCATTGAATGCAAATATGGATGCTCTCCGAACTCAGCTTAGTAACTATGCCTCGGCTGTAAGTTTCTCTGGAACTCGAAAGTATGTCATCCTTGATGAGGCCGACTATTTGTCTGCTGGTGGTAACAGCCCAGTTCAGCCCGCACTCCGAAACTTCATGGAAGAGTATTCGTCCAATTGTGGGTTTATTCTGACTTGTAACTTCAAGAATCGTATTATTGAACCTCTACATTCTCGTTGTTCGGTAGTAGACTTCAAGATTAATAAGGCAGATCTACCCTCACTTTCAGTCCAATTTCTTAAGCGTGCTTGCATGATTTTGGATACCGAGGGTGTTGCATATGACAAGAAGGTTGTCGCAGCAGTAATTTCAAAGCACTCACCCGATTGGCGCCGAGTGTTGAATGAACTTCAGCGCTATTCGGCCACAGGTAAAATTGATGAGGGTATTCTTGTTAACTTCTCCGATGAAGCATATAAGAAACTCATTGGTCATCTGAAGCAAAAGGACTTTGGTGCCGCTCGAAAGTGGATTGCCGAAAACATTGATATTGATACTGATATGTTGTTCAAGTCTCTGTATGACAATTGTTATGATCTTCTTGTACCACAGTCAATTCCAGATCTGATTTTGATCTTGGCAAAGTACCAATACCAGGCCGCATTTGTTGCCAACAAGGAAATCAACCTTGCCGCGGCCATTATTGAAGTTCTGGCGAATTGTTCGTTCAAATGAGTACAAACCCATTTGACTTTATTAATGATGTGACTAATCTAAAGAACAACCTGATCAGAAAGGCAGATGATCCCGCCAAGAAAGCCGAGGAATATAATCCTTGGTTGACAAATAATACACTATCATACTTTCCAGATACTGTATTGTATGCCAATGAAATGAACAAATATTATTTTCTTCCTAATCTAGTTCAGTATGATTATTTTTATAATACCATAAATAAAAGGAAGAGAATTGTTAAGCAATCAAAGCAAGTTATTTCTGATGATCTAAAGATGGTAATGAAATATTTTGGATATAACCATCGTAGAGCACAAGAAGCAATGCAACTTTTGACTGTCGAACAACTCACTGAAATAAAAACAAAACTGAATGTTGGTGGGTAAAAATGATAGAATCTTTAGTAGAAGTAAAGCTAATAGATGAGGAGAACTTCCTTGTCATTAAGGAAACATTGACCAGAATTGGAATTGCTTCTAAGACAAATAAAACAATATATCAATCGTGCCATATCTTGCATAAGCGTGGCAAATATTATATTGTGCATTTCAAGGAACTATTCTTGCTTGATGGCAAGACCAATACTGAGTTCACTGATGATGATATTGGTCGTAGAAATACTATCATTAATCTACTTGAACAATGGAATCTTATTGACATTGTGAATAAGAAACAAACCGAAACTCCTGTTGTTCCTATTTCGACTATTAAGATTTTATCACATAAAGACAAAAAAGATTGGCAATGTCTAGCAAAATATAGTATCGGCAATAAAAAGTAAATAAATAATCTTCGTCTATGCCTAATGGGTAGACAAATCTAACCTCGCTTAATAAGGAGACTTACTATGACTAGACTAAATTCAATTTTCGATCATCCTCTATTTGTTGGCTTTGAACGGTTGGCCGAATCGGCAGCTAAAATGCCAGTAGTAGGATATCCGCCATACAATATTAAAAAGACAGATGAAAATAAGTATGCCATTGAGATGGCAGTAGCTGGTTTTGGTATTGAAGATATTAGTATTGAACTTGCAGATGGAAAGCTTGTGATTAAGGGTAATACCGAAGCCGAACAGGACACTAAAGCAGAAATTCTATATCAAGGTCTGGCGATGAGACCATTCACACGTCAGTTTACACTACATGAACACGTGGAAATTACTGGTGCTTCGCTAACGCATGGCATCCTTCGTATTGATCTAGAATATGTAATTCCCGAGCACAAAAAGCCAAAAACAATCAAGATCAATAAAGGAACCTAACATGGCAGTAACTGTTTCTAGAACTCTGGCGCTTATTATTGCGTCAACTTGCTTTTCATTAACTGCAGCAATTCTATTCTTTTAAGATAGACAACTTGGAAAGAGGGGAAGCAATTCCCCTCTTTTTAGTCAGTTCCATGAGTTGAATAGTTTGGTCTTAGCAATTCGATCATCAAGCCCAATAACACCACCATTTACTCGTTTAGTTAAAGCTGTAATGGTAGAATCATCAACACCTTTATCACAAATAGACCAAAGTTTATTTTCATCAAAGAAAAATATTGCAGATTCAAATGCTAATTCTGAAGATACTTTTTCTGGATTATCGGCATGACCAAACTTAATATAGTTGCCTTTACCAGTTAGTTGAATAGCACCACGGCCTCTATAGTTCCAACCATCCCCAGATGCTTCATCACCATTACCCATACGGTTTGCATAGACTTTATTCGCAATCTTCTGTGGGTTTCTTGCATATTCATTTGTAGATGCAATTGTTGGAAAATACTTTTTAAAGAGCTTTGTAAGACCTTCAGCCGAATAGTTTAGATTTTCCTCAAAAACTTTAAACCCACCTGTCTCGTGATAGCACTGTCCAAAGAAATGAGCGGCTCTATTGTTGGTAAGTTTAAAATAATTTCTAGCTGCTTTATAAGTGGCAGGACCCCAAATGCCATCAGCAGTTATACCACACTTGAGTTGTAGATCAACTAGTGCCGACATTATTTGTTCTTCCCTTTATTTAAATCATTAATGGATTTAATATTGTCAGTGATCCATTTCTGAAGAGCAATTAACTGTTCTTTGTTTTGGTTGCAGTTGGAGTAGTTGGCGGTGATGGTTCCGAGGGCTTCATTGTCTTTAATTCCAGAGGGGGTCGCATCAGAAGCTCTGGTGGAGTCGGGAGTTCCATTTGTGGCACTAATGTCGTGCGTGTACACCCAGCCATTACTAAGCACATACTGACTAGGCACACTCGTTTTAGTAATGTCGCGATATACATATTCTTTCTCCTTAATTACACGAGTGCGATCTACATATTGGATCACGGTTTTGTTTGATATTTCTTGATTTTTATGTTCGGCTACTATTGTTTTTTGCGAAGCCTTTGCTGCATATTTTTGAAGTTCTGCTTCAGCATATGAGCTACCCTTCATGTATCCGAAGAAAAAAGTTCCAACTAATATACCTAAAGTTACTAAAAGTTTAATAGGAAGTGGAATCAGTTTAAGCATAATCTTTACTCTTTTAGGTTAGTTCCTTTATATTTATAAATAGATTGCCCTAACTAGAAAGAGTTCCATGCTAAACTTTATTAACTTTTTAGACGAAAAAGCTAAATTTGATACTACACTTCAGTATCATGATAAACTAAACCCATTAATTTGGGAAAAGAATAAGCTCCGTAAAGAAGTTCTTAATGGTCTTGTTAGAATTGCTCATGATTGGGCTACATTTTCTAGAATTCCTTTTGCTTCAATTAAAGACATTGTGATTACCGGTGGTAATTGCAACTACAACTATACATCACTATCTGATATTGATCTGCATTTAATTATTGACATGAAGAATATTATTAAAGATAAAGATATTCTTGAAGATTGGCTGTATGACAAGAAAGTCCTATGGGCAAAATATCATCCAAACATTCGTATCAAAGGTTATCCTGTAGAGTTATATGCTCAGGACTCAAAAGAAACATTGAAGCCAAATCAGGGTGTGTACTCATTAGTTGACAAAAAGTGGATTTCAGAACCAAAGAAACAAAGTGTTCAAGATCTACACACAGACAAAACTCTGATTCGCAAGATTAAATACTATATTAAACAAATAGATAACTTCACTAATACTGCTAGTTTAGCTACTAAGCAAACAATAGAACAAGCTAAAAAACTTAAACAAAAGTTCCATAAAATGCGATCTTCAGGTATTCAAAAGTCTGGAGAGTTTGCTCAAGAGAACTTATTATATAAAGCACTACGCAATCTTGGAAAACTCGATCAATTAAATGAGTTTATACGGAATTCCACAGATCTTGACTATTCCGTAGACTAAGGGGTTTACACACCCTTTGTAGTGTGTTATAGTACAATTTAACCGTAATTATGAGGTGTTGATGTCTAAATTCTACACGAACGCGTTTCAGCGCGGTAATACTATTTTTGTTCGTGGGTATGACAATGGTAAACCATTTGCCCGCAAAGAATACTACAAGCCATATTTGTTTGTTACATCCAAACACCAAACTTCTAAGTATAAAACCATCCATGGTGATCTTGTAGATAGGATTGATTTTGATTCTATCTCCGATGCTCGTGAGTTCCAAAACAATTATGATGATGTTTCCAACTTTAGGATCTATGGACAGAACAGTTGGACATACAACTATCTATTTGATACATTCCCTGGTGAGATCAAGTATGATCCTGCTACTATTTCCGTTTGTAGTATTGACATTGAAACAAGAGTTGGTGCTGAGGATATTGCAACCTCTATCCAGACTACACCAAATGAAGTGACGGCTATTACAATTAGTCGTGCAGGCAAGAAAACTGTTCTTGGTTGTGGCGTGTTCAAGACTGAAGATCCGAACATTCGGTATATCCAATGTCGAGATGAACATCATCTGCTTCAGGCTTTTCTTGAAGTCTGGGCCTCTGCTGAATATAATCCAGATGTAGTTACTGGTTGGAACGTAGAGTTCTTTGATATTCCATATCTTGTCGGTCGGATTATTAGGATCCTTGGTGAGGATGCAGCAAATAAACTAAGTCCTTGGGGCATTATTAGGCCGTATGAGGTGGAAATTAAAGGTAAAACTGTCACGTCATATGAACTTCGTGGTGTGACTGTTCTCGACTATCTTGCACTTTACAAGAAGTTTACTTACTCAAACCAGGAATCATATCGTCTCGACCATATTGCATCAGTAGAACTTGGTCAAAACAAAATTGACTATCGTGATGAAGGTTATGCAGGTCTTAATGATCTGTATGAACGAAACTTTCAACGATTCATTGAGTATAATATTCATGACGTGACTCTGGTTGATATGCTAGAGGACAAGATGAAACTCATTGAACTGGTGTTTACTATTGCTTATTTGGCTAAGGTAAACTATACCGATACGTTGGCCTCGGTGAAGATCTGGGAAGTGATTATTCACAACTATCTAATGGAACAAAATACAGTAGTCAACTCCAATAAAAAGTCAAATACAATGTTGGACTTTGCTGGTGGCTATGTGAAGGATGTTCAACCTGGTATGCACAAGTGGGTAATGTCACTCGACCTTGACAGTCTCTATCCTCACCTGATTATGCAGTATAATATTTCACCAGACACATTTGTAAAACGAGTATCATCATTTTACTCAATTGAAGATCTTCTTGATAAGACTAAACTACTAGATAAACTTGAGCCCGAATACTCACATACAGCCAATGGATGTTTGTATCGGAAGGACAAAAAGGGTTTTCTTCCTGCTCTGATGGAAAGCATGTATGCTGACCGATCGGCATTCAAGAAACAAATGCTTGGTGTCAAGAAGGAATATGAACAAACAAAGAATAAGGAACTTCAGAAGGAAATTGCTCGACTGAATAATCTTCAGATGGCTTTTAAAATTCTTCTAAACTCTGCTTATGGTGCTTTGGGTAACAGATACTTCCTATGGTTTGATATTAACCACGCTGAGGCAATTACACTATCTGGTCAGTTGTCTATTCGGTGGATTGCTGATAGAGTAAATGAGTATCTGAATAAACTGTGTGGTACAACTGCAGTTGACTATGTAATTGCATCTGATACCGACTCGATCTATATCACACTTGAAGCATTGGTGAATAAAGGTTTGCCCGATAAGTTTGCTGATGATCCTAAATCAGTTGTGGCTTGGATTGACAAAGTCTGTACTCAAAAGATTACACCCTTCATCGACACATCATATCGGGATCTTGCTACTCGTATGACAGCATATGATCAAAAGATGCGGATGAAAATGGAATGTATTGCCGATAAAGCAATCTGGACCGCCAAGAAGCGATACCTCATGAATGTCTGGAATCAGGAAGGTGTTGCATATGACAAGCCCAAACTGAAGATGACAGGCATTGAAGCTGTAAAATCATCTACACCTCAGTCATGCCGAGAAGCATTAAAAACATCTTTTGAACTTATCATGAATAAGGATGAGGAAACACTTCAAAGATTTATTGCTGACTTCAGAACCAAGTTTAAACAACTACCTTTTGAACAAATTGCATTTCCCAGAGGTGTGTCCAATATTTCTCAGTATGTAGAAAAAGGTGATGCATATAAGCTTGGGACTCCTATCCATGTCAAGGGTAGTATCTTATATAATAATCTAATCAAGAAACACAATCTGATTGGAACTTATGAAACTGTCACTAATGGAGACAAAATCAAATTTGCATATCTTAAAAAGCAAAATCCGTATCAGATTAATGTAATCTCTGCTCCGGCCGATCTACCCAAGGCTTTTGACATTGAACCATATATTGATTATGATACTCAGTTTGAAAAGGCTTTTATTGATCCACTATCAATTATTCTAAACTCAATCGGTTGGAAGGTAGAACAAACAAGTAGTCTTGAAGGCTTCTTTGGCTGATCCCGATTTTACATTTACTCATTAATGGTATATACTCATCAAAGATTATAAGGAGAATAATATGTCTGCACTACTAGATAAACTCAAGAAAAACTCTACTATTAAGGATACTGATATCCTAGCTAATTCAAAGTTCTTTAATAAGAAGGACATGATTCCAACTAGTGTTCCTGCAATCAACATTGCATTGTCTGGTAGCCTTGATGGTGGACTTATCCCAGGTCTTACTGTCTGGGCTGGTCCGTCTAAGCACTTCAAGACTTCATTTAGTCTCTTGATGGCTAAGGCATACATGGATAAGTATCCCGATGCCGTTCTTCTGTTTTATGACTCTGAGTTTGGTACTCCTCAGTCGTACTTCGAATCGTTCAAGATCGACACGAGTCGTGTTATCCACACACCCATCACCGATATTGAACAGCTAAAGTTTGACTGTATGGCTCAGTTCAAGCAGATTGAACGAGGTGATCGAGTGATTGTTGTAATTGACTCGGTTGGTAATCTTGCTTCAAAGAAGGAAGTTGATGATGCTCTGAACCAGAACTCGGCCGCAGATATGACTCGTGCAAAGCAAATGAAGTCATTCTTCCGGATGGTGACACCTCATCTTACCATTAAGGACATTCCGATGGTTGTTGTGAACCATACATACCAGACACAGGAAATGTATTCTAAGGCTGTTGTGTCTGGTGGTACTGGAATTTACTATTCGGCAGACAATATCTTTATCATTGGTCGTCAACAGGAAAAGGATGGCACTGATGTTGTTGGTTATAACTTCATCATCAATGTTGAAAAGTCTCGGTTTGCTAAGGAAAAGTCAAAGATTCCGGTTGAAGTGACTTGGAAGGACGGTATCAGCAAGTGGTCTGGTCTGCTTGATATGGCACTTGAGTCTGGTCATGTAATTAAGCCAAAGAACGGTTGGTATCAGAAGGTTGATCTTGAAACTGGTGAAGTTTCTGAGAAAAGCTATCGCGAGAAAGATACATATACCGCTGACTTCTGGTTGCCTGTTCTCAAGTCTAAGTCGTTTCGTGCCTGGGTTGAAAGTAGATACATGGGTCCACAGGGTAGCATCATGAATGATGAACACAATGTCGACCTGGAAGATGAAGATGAATCTGCCTGATATAATCAATGGTATTTTTGAATCTGTTGGTGTAGTATCTACAATCTTCAATATTCAAAAGATCTTGGTTGACAAAACAGTTAAGGGTATCCATATTGGTACTATGTTGTTTTTTGCATCATGGGGCTACTGGAATGTCTACTATTACTGGCACCTCGCTCAATGGTTTTCATTGGGCGCAGGAGCTTCACTAGCAATCTGTAATACTATATGGACTCTTTTGGCCATATACTTTATGAGGAACCCACTGAGTGAAAATTGAACAAACAATAATCAATAATATCATCTGTTCTGATGAATATGCAAGAAAGGCATTACCTTTTCTTGAGGTAGAGTATTTTCAGTCAAATACAGAGAAGCAACTATTTAAGATTATCAATGCTTTTGTTCAGACCTACAATAAGCTTCCAACTAAGGAAGTTTTGGCTGTCTCGGTTGATAAACTGAAAGGTCTGACTGAAGAACAATATAAGGACATTCGTGATCGTGTTGAAGGTCTTGAAGATCTTAAGCCTGAAAATACAGAATGGATGCTTGAAGAAACTGAAAAGTACTGTCAGGATCGTGCAATCTATAATGCAATCATGGATTCAATCCAGATCATTGATGACAAGAAAAAGGATCTTGGTCGTGGTGCAATCCCAGAACTTTTGACTAAGGCCCTATCGGTTTCATTTGATACTGACATTGGTCATGATCTTCTTGAAAATGCCGATGCTCGGTATGAGTTCTATCACCGAAACGAAGTAAAGCTTCCTTTTGATATTGATCTACTCAATAAAATTACCAAGGGTGGTTTGAATCGTAAGACATTGAACTTGATGCTTGCACCATCTGGTGTTGGTAAGACTGCATTTATGTGTCACTTTGCGGCATCACATCTTGCTATCGGTAAGAATGTTCTGTATATCTCTATGGAAATGTCTGAGGAACGAATTGCAGAACGAATTGATGCAAATCTTCTTGATGTGACTATGGAAGATCTAAGCATCATGCCAAAAGATGTTTACATGAAAAAGATTCAAAATCTTAAAAATAAGGTAATGGGTAAACTTATCATTAAAGAATATCCTACATCATCGGCCGGGTCTGCACACTTTCGGCATCTGCTAAATGAACTTCGACTGAAGAAAAACTTCACTGCCGATATTGTTTATGTTGACTATCTAAATATCTGTGCATCATCCAAGATGAAGATGGGCAATTCAATCAACAGTTATACTTATATCAAGTCTATTGCAGAGGAACTTCGTGCTCTATCAGTTGAATTTAATGTTCCGATTGTATCTGCTACGCAGTCTAACCGAGACGGTTATGACAGCTCAGACATGGATCTTACTAATACTTCCGAATCTATGGGGCTTGTTCACACTGCTGACTTGATGCTTGGTCTAATCAGTACTGAGGAACTTGAAGGTATGGGTCAGATTATGATCAAGCAGTTGAAGAATCGGTATAATGACCTAAGTACACATCGTCGGTTTGTTGTGGGTATTGATCGGTCAAAGATGAAACTGTTTGATGCCGATAATAAAGCTCAAGAAACAGTACACGAGTCTGGTTTTCAAAAGACTCAGGACACCAAAGGCAAAAAAGACTTCAGTGGCATTAGGCTTTAGAGTTGACATATCTCTATAAATAAGGTACTATGGAGAGACTTATGAAAAAAGACTATAAAACATTTGCAGCAGAAGGTTTATCTGTACCTTTAGGTTCTACAGGTAAACGAACAACCGTCCCTGTTGACATGGTTGCAATTCGTATGGCTGATGGCTCTGTTAAGATTAAGCCATCAGGTAAGTCAGGAAGTTCTGGACACTAACTTAGGATACTATATTATGACTAACTTTTATAACTAAATCCAAATCCTATGTCAGAAAAGGTCTTACCTATTATACTTTCATTATGATTATTTTTTAGATAATTTGAACTATAATAGCTATTTTTAGTTATAACATCATTACTGTTTTTGCAATATCTTGCTAGAGTTCTTCCATTAATGTATTGCTTAAATCCATCTCTTTTATTTGTAATTCCAAATGGAGTGATGTAGTTACCAAGAAAATTGACATTATTTTCAGTTTTAAAACTTGGTCTTGATCCTCTCATTTTTGATCGACTTACTTCTGTATGTTTCTTACCATAAAAGAAATTTTTATTTCCCTTCTTGGTGAAAGAATGATATTCAGAATATAGACATTTTATTAATTCATATTGTCTAGAATTTAAAGTTCTTTGTTGTTCAGATGATATTTTACTGAACATACATATAGCCAATAACATCTTATAATAGTTCTCACCAAATGTAAATTTAGCTAAAAGTCTATGGCAAATATAGTGTTCTTTAGCGGTTAAAAGTACTACATTCCATTTATCCTTTCTATACTCAGGAAATATAGATTGAGGTAAAATATGATGAGATTCATAATAGACAAAATTCTCATCACAAATTTTTCGTTTTATTCTATTTTGAGCTTTAGCTGACTCAATTATCAACTGATAATATTTTAAATATTTATTTTTGATGAATTTATCAGTCGAATAAATATCTTTGCTGGGCATATTGGTTCCTCTCTTTGCCTAGAATCCATGGGTATTCCACTACCGCGATGGATACCTTTATTTATATTCTTTTGGAGTTTTATATCATGAGTAAGAATTTAAAAATGGCTATCATTGCGCACGGCTTTGTGGGCAAAGCTGTAGACTACGGATTTAATAATCCAGGTGTGATCAAGTTTATTGTTGATCCAAGGTATGAGTACTCAATTGAAGATCTACCTACTGACATTGATATTACATTCGTGTGTGTTCCCACTCCTATGGGTGAGGATGGAACCATTGATGCTTCAATCATCAACGGTGTTGTAAGTTACTTGACTACAAATAAGATCGGTGGCTTGATTGTAGTCAAGTCAACCGTGACTCCAGACATTATCAGTTCGTTTGAAGGGATTGTTTACAACCCTGAGTTTCTTACCGAGAAAAGTGCCAATGAGGATTTTGTGAATCCTATCATGCATGTTTTTGGTGGTGACTTTGAACAAACTAAGGCTGTTGAAAGAATTTATGAACAGTATAGTTCTTGTAAGCCTTGCCCAGTGTACCATATGTCAACTGTTGATGCGAGCTTTGTTAAGTACGGCATGAACTCATTCCTTGCTACCAAGGTTCTTTGGTTCAATCAGTTTTATGATGTGGTGAACCGTAATGGTGGAAACTTCAACAAGATTGTAAGTGCTATTGGTAGTGACAAGCGAATTGGTTCGTCGCATACTACAGTACCTGGTTGGGATGGTCGCCGAGGTTTTGGTGGATCCTGCTTCAATAAAGACATTCCCGCATTTGTGCACTACTCTGAACAAAGCATGACAGTCCTCCGAGAGGTTTGGAATGTAAACTGTGACTATCGAGCAGAATATGCCGATCTTCTTGATCGTGAAAAAGAACAACACATTTTTTTGAAAAAAATTTAAAATAGTTGTTTACAAGGCAACACACCTATGATAGAAGAGTTTCATAAGGAAACGAAAGGAACTCTTCATGACTGCTTTCACGAAACAGAACCTGGTTGTCACCGGCGAATACATTCACTATCAGCCCCATGCTGACTCGTTCTGGGAAGATCGCAAGTTTGTCGGCCGCTTCAAGCATCGTGGTCCTGTGACCAAGGCTAAGTTTATCAAGATGCTGATCAAGCACTACACGGTCGAGGACTACTTTGCTCGCCTGGGTGGTGCTTACAATCCTAAGGGTGAGGCTCCTCTGCAGATCCTCATGAACGACGAGATCCTCATCTTTGAAAAGGATGAACTTGGTCGTGGTTACTTCATTCTTGATGGAAAGGTTATCTAATGGTTAAGGTATATCTTCTGAACTTTGCTATGTGCATCTACGAAGGTGATAGCATCTACGATGCCATGGATGAGGCTGAGGCCGCAGGCTTTGAAGCAAATGTGACTGTTGAGGGTAGTAATGATTTGTTTTACAGTCCAATTAGTGGATGGAAAACAGTCTAAACTTAATTGATTGACATATCTCCTCAGTTGGTATAGAACTAATCTATCAACTGAGGAGATACCAAATGACTGAATCTTGCGAAATCAACTATACCGCTTTTAATTATATTCTTGCAAAACTGTCACTCTCCGCTCCTTCTGAAACTCTCCGTCTTCTCGCACTTGAACTTCAGGTCGAACTTAATACCGTTCTTTCCTCTGAAAATTCTGACATACTTGTCGATCTTTTTGATTGACATTTTTCCAAAAATAGATTAGACTAATCTATCAACTGAGGAGATTCACTATGAAGTTTGTCGGATATTGTCTGATCGTTGTTGGTTTTCTTCTGTTTATCGGATTTGCTGGCAATGACGACTATTGGGAAGCATGTCACCGTGCAGTCGATTGTGTCGCTGGTGATCCACCTACATTCATGAGTCAGGCTATTCAATTTGTCATTGGTGTTCTGTTGATGTTGATTGGTACCGCTGCTATATCTGCCGACAACTGAAGGTTTTACTATGACAATGCATCTTCTTGGTCCTGCGTTGACCACTATAAACACAACAAAGAAAAAGACCAAACTCAGTGAGCATACTTACAATAAGTATTGTCAGGATTGGTTAGCATATAACAAGCAAGCAAAAAGGCTTGGAACCAAGACCAAGACCTTTGATGAGTATCTGGCATATCGGCAAGGTAAACTTAAACCGAAACTTAAAGGTGTTGCCATGCCGGAGTATAAAATCTCGAAGCACCGCGAATTGTATCCCTCACAGGCCGAAATTGGTGTTGCCTTCGCAAAGAAACCTAATGCTTATACCGGCGACAAACTGCTTGGTATTGCTACAATGCACAAAAGCAATATGGTACCTGTATTCAGCCAAAGTGATGCTGAAGAAATTTCTCGTATGCGAAGGTGTTAATATGGCTATAATGACGTTCAGAGAATACAATGACTTTGATAAGTTTTGTGAGAATAAAAAGTTTCAAAGAAATGTAAGCTACTATGATCCTCAGAAAGGCTGGATTTTAGATTTGGATCATAAGATAAATAATCTAGAGTCCAACCCACAGGAGTTCAACAATGATCACACTGAACAACCAACAGAAAGAAATTAAAGCACGGATCACTTCATCCATACAAAGGGAAATCTCAATGTGTGATGACTACATTGATCTGATGGTTCTGGCTTCGGTACTGTATGACTCCTCAAAGCATATCTTCTCGGTCTACACAAATAATACAGGTCTTGAACCCTCAATTAAAGAAATTGATTGACAGTTACTCTCCTTTTTGTTAGTATGACTTCAGTAAAGGTGAAAGGAAAAGTAAATGTCTTACCCCAAGACCATTCTGATCGGCGATCGTGTCCGTTGGACCTCTGCTGCTGGTACTCTTCGCGGTGAAGTAGTTCGTATTGTAAAGGCTAAGAATGCCGCAGGCAATATGATCGACTGGATCCACGTGGAATACTTCAACCCCAAGTCGCCCACAAATCATTCGATTGCTGTTCTGGCTGATACTGCTCTTGAAATGCTAAAGTTTGTTGTCACATTCCGTGATGTTAACATTCATCTTGCTCGTAGTGAAAAGGTTATTGCATAATGTACAAGATTTTTAAGTATCCTCTGGAAATTACTGATACACAGTTCATCAATGCTATTCCTTGTGGATATAAGATTCTGAAGGTTGCATATCAGGGCGATCAACTGTGCATCTGGATCATGGTGAATACCGAGGCTGACATGTTCCGTACAGACATTCGCATTGACATCTACGGTACAGGTCAGTGTATTGATCGTGAAGATATGACCTATCTAGACACGGTTCATGCTCCTGATGGTTTAGTTTGGCACGTTTTTAAAGTTTATTAAGAAAGGAAATGATTATGGATAAGTTTATGATTGGTTTGTTTAGTGTTCTCGGTGTTATCGCTCTGGCATGTGTGCTTGGGCTTCTGTTTGCACTGCCTGTTATGTGGATCTGGAATGACTCGCTTGTTCCTGCTGTCACGTTTGCAAAGCCTATTGGTTGGACTCAGGCATGGGCACTCATGGTTCTGTCTTCGCTGCTCTTCAAGGGCAAGATTAATACAAAGGATTGATTATGATTAAGAGTTTTTTTATTACTCTCGGTGCAATTGTACTTTGGCTAGGTGTAATCTTCGGTCTCTCATACTTCTCGTATGAGATGTATGACTTCTTTGCGCCTCGCTATCGTGCTGTTGACAGTAAGGTGTTCCATGAATCGGAACAGTACAACGAGGGCATGGTTCGTGATCTTACCGAACTTCAGCGTCAGTATGTGACTTCGGATGAGGCTGGTAAGTCTGCACTGCGCCCTATCATTCGTCATCGCTTTGAGGTCTATCCTGAAAACAAGATGCCCTCTGACCTCCGTGACTTCTACGACTCTATCAAGTAAGGAATTATATCATGAATAAGTTTATTGCTCTTGCTACTCTTGCTACTACTCTTGCTCTTACCGGATGTGATGATGCTACTCAAGGTTCATCCGACCAGATTCAGAACTGGCAACAGGAACAGATTTCGAAGCAGGCTGTTGAATCCGTTGGTCTCCCTGCTATCAAGAACTTCCAGGAAAAGCGCCTGATGAAGGACATTCTTGAACTTCGCGACCAACCCAATCTTGTGACCTATACGTATATCCTTGATCTTAACGGGCGCACACATAAGGTCTGTGACTCGATTGGTTATGGTCTTCCTTATGCCACACAGTATACCAGCCCACAGCGTGTTGCAGATGGTTCTGAAACACCGGATCGTGGTAATATCACTATTCCACAGGCTGATCCTAACGGTCTGTTTAGTCCTGCTTCTGCCGATGGTACTTGGGTTCTCTGCAAGGTTCCTGGTAGCGACGATGTGAAGCCTGTCTACATCGAACCTCATGTACTTGTTTCACCCTTTCCTCTGGGGATGTAATCATGGCACTTTTTATCGTTGAAACTATTTCGTCTCATCGTATGCGATATGCAGTAGAGGCACACACACTTGAAGATGCTCTTGACGAAGTAACTGTCAAGAACGAACTTTATGATGAAGATTGGCGAGAAATGTCACAACACCACATTGGTGAAATCATTTCCAGCAGTCGTGAGGTTACTTCTGAAGAGTATCTGAAGGTCTTCGATGAAGACAATGAGTATCTACGAGAATGGCCAGATGAACAAAAGTTTCAGTTTATCAATCATATTGTTTCTTAAAATCTGTTGACATATATACTCCCTTTTGATATAAAGAAAACATCAAAAGGGAGTTTTTTTATGCTTACTATTAAAGATCGTCGTGGAGATATTATCGAAACCCTTTGGGATGTTGTAGACTACCTGGGTTGTGGTCCGATTGATCCCGAACTTCTTGAAGCCCGTGTCCGTGCATTGATTTCTGCACTGGTGGAGGATTGATTATGAAACTGTCTAAGGCACAACTAGAATATATCTCTATAGAAAAAGCTAAGATGGATCAGCGCAAGAAAGACCTCTTGTCTTTTGGAGATGATATCTATAAGAGTGCAGAGTTGCGTTCAGAACTAGGTCGTATTCGTTATGATCTTTGGTTTTATAGTATGATGCTCAACTTGCATCGGGTTGAAGTGAAAGCTGAGAAAACTGCCTTTGACGCACTGAAAGATGAACTTGAAAAGGAAATGTCAGAATGAACTACAAATTTCCGCTTATCCGTAATATCTCTGATGTACTGCCTGCTATTGAAGGTCGGGATGAGTTTGTAGTCGCAGACAAAGGGTCGTACACTGTAATCAACTACAACGTGATGATGGCGGATACGTTTCCTTCCATTGTGGATGATCTTGGTGGTTGGAATATAACTGCTGATAAGGCAAATCAACTTGCTGCGATTCGCCGCGAGTGTCGTGGTATCATCTTCGACTCCAAGACTGGTAACATCATCCGCCGTCCGTTCCATAAGTTCTTCAACGTGAATGAGCGTGAGTCGACTCAGGATCACTCTGTTGATCTGTCTCGTGGTCATGCTATCCTTGAGAAGCTCGATGGCTCGATGATCGCTCCGTTCATCGTTGGGGATAAGCTGATCTGGGGTACCAAGATGGGTGCTACTGATGTGGCAAAGCCTGTCGAGGAGTTTGTGAAGAACAATCCTCAGTATGAGCGTTTTGCTACTTCCTGCATTGCCAACGGTGTAACTCCGATCTTTGAATGGTGTTCGCGTAAGCAGCGCATTGTTCTGGACTACAAGGAAGATCAACTGATCCTCACCGCTCTTCGCGATATGCATACTGGCGAATATATCAAACTGTTCGGTGATGATAGTATCAACCGATTCCATGTTGAAGATTGGGATATCCCTGTCGTTCGTGCATTTGAGTTCACTAACTATGGTGAACAGAATGACATGAAGGCATTCCTTGAATATGTTCACGATCTGGAAGACCTTGAAGGCTTCGTGGTTCGTTTCGATGATGGTCATATGCTGAAGTTGAAGTGCCATTGGTATCTTCAAATCCATAAGGCTAAGGAAGCTATCCTCCAGGACCGTAACATTGTTGAGTTGATCCTTGACGAAAAGCTGGATGACATTAAGGCTCATCTCCCTGCAGAGGATCGTGATCGTCTGACTCAGTTTGAGAGCGATTTCAATCATGCAGTCAACTGGGTTGTAACTAATATTATGAGTGCACATCACGAAATACAATGCAGTGGTATTGATCGTAAGACATTTGCACTAACCAAGGCGAATACGTACGATCAATACACACGTCCTATTCTGTTTCGTATGTTCGACGGACACGTTCCGTCTGATATTCATGATATTATTGCCAACACGATCCGCAACAACCTTGGTCGTACGGTCAAGTATGAAGCAATTCGTGATGTTTGGTTTAAGGATGTGAAATATAATGACTGATTATGATGTGAAAGTGGGAGCTGAACTCTATTCAATCGTAAAGGATTTTATTGAGGAACAAAATATCTGGAGTGATGAATGCGTATACCAATCTGATCGTGTGATCGAAAATGCATACACATTCATTACTCGACTTTGCAATGTAGTTGGTTATAAAGAATTGGATGGTGAAGATGACTGAAGATCGAGCAACTGTTCTTCTCAAGGCAGTCCTAGAAATCCTTAACAAGTGCGACGAAGGTCCATATGTTAAGGAATTCTTTGGTGAAACTGCTTTTTATGATGGTACTGATTGTGATGGATATTGTCTGAAAGATGATATCGAGTATTTTTTGGAGTACGGTGATGCCTAAAAAGGAAATGTCTGCACTGTTGCAAGAATGGCTTGACATTCATGATGAACCGTGTCATCATGATCATCATGGTTATTGCCAGGCACATTTTTTGGAAGACAAAGGCAACTGTATTGTGGAACGAACTCGCAATCTATTGAAGGAAATTGAAGATGCCTAAGTGTGTAATTTTGGTTGGTGTTCCTGGTTCGGGTAAGTCTACATGGCTTATTGATAATACAACCGTGTCTTCTAAGATTGTTTCTACTGATAATATCATTGAAGGGTTGGCTTATGCTTATGGGTTCACCTACAATGAAATCTTCAGCGAGACGATCCGCTTTGCTGATATGGTGATGGTAAAGCGAATGCTGGAAGCTGCTGAGGCTGGACTCGATTTGTACATTGATCGTACCAATATGTCGGAGAAGTCTCGTCGTCAGTTTATCAACAAGCTGAAGAAGTATGGTTACGAGTTTGAGTGTGTGGTATTTCCAACTCCTGAACCTGAGGAATGGCAGCGTAGACTGGACTCGCGTCCTGGTAAGACCATTCCTCAGGAAGCTCTTGATAGAATGCAGAACAGCTATGAGATTCCTCTTGAGTCTGAAGGTTTTTCAAAGATCACTTTTATCGGTTGACATATAAACCGAATCGTATATACTGAAAAAGTAATCAGTGATTGAAAGGAATTTTGTAATGCCGACTGAGACACCGATGACACCGCTGGAGCGGGAAGCGTTGGACAACGGCGGCGTGTGCGATCCCGACCGTATCATGCGCGAGCTTTCGGACCTGCAACAGTGGTGCGTTTTGATGTCCCGCAAGGATCGTGGCGGGTTGCCTGCTGCCGATGTGATCCAACGTACCCGCATTTGCATCGTGAACCTGAGGAAGGACCGCACCGATGGATAAGGACCAACTCGCCGCGCTGGATCGGGCGGAGCAAGCAGCATGGGAGGCCCACAAGGCAAACCCAAGCGACCCAGACCTCAAAGGTAAGGCCCACGAGTCTACCATTGAATTTCGCTTTGCCCTCGTGAAAGCCTACCGCACCGGCAAGCTCGTCCTGATCGAAGATGGGGCGGTGGAGCGGGTGGCGCGGGCGATTGCTCTTGAATGCGATTGTGACCCGGATGTTTACATCGCCATGCACGGCAAGCACTCATGGGATAAGAACTTTTGCCAACAGGCCCGCGCCGCACTCTCTGCGCTGGGGGTGAAGTGATGGGCGACATAGTTGCTTTTCTAGCCACTCGCTTGAGCGCAGCACAAACCGACATTCGACATGCTTACCCAATCATGTCAGTGTCCGGCCAAGATCGCGGGGAAGTCATCTATGATGGCGCAACTCGACCATTCCGTATCATCACGCGCGAAGAGCAATTGCGCGGGCTTCATCTGCATACGTTTGAGGTGTTAGATCATGCCACTGGGCACATCAATTTGCGCATGATTGAAATCGCAAATTCAAGGATAATGCCATGACCACACCATCAGAAGAAGCCATCCGTGCTGCGTGTGACCTGATCGGGCTATCGTGGGAAGCATGGCCCACATGCGAAGGTCCGCTGCGCACCGCCGTCAAGGAGATCGCCCGCCGCCTTGATGCCGAGCGGGAGGCTGTACCGGTGGATATGCCGAGCAGCCCCAACCCCGACTGCGAAGCCTGTGGTGGCGAAGGTGAAGACGCAGACCCTTATGGCATGTTCGATTACGACTGCTACAAGCCATGCCCCGCTTGCTACGCCCACCCACCCAAGGAGCCGACGACATGAGCCACTGGAGCAATCAGTTTCCTAAAGGCGCTCGCGTCCGCAAGGTGTCCGGTCCTGAATGGGAGGGCATCGTTGTCGGCCACTATAGCAGCACCTACACGCCGGAAGGGCTGGTGATCGAATGCACCGTGCCGGGAGCCAAGGGGCAGGTCCATGTTGAGCCCGCCAAACGAATGTTGTTGATCGAGGAGCCGACCGATGCGTGAGAAGCTGGAAGAGGCGCTGCAAGATGGCCGCGCGGTGCCAATCTGGCGACGCTACTGAACCGCGCCACAGCAGCAGAGGCGCGTGAGGCGAAGCTGCGGGAGGCTTTGGCTACTGTCCGCGACTACGTTGCCGATGCAGCCATGGGCGCGCTGATCTACGTTGACAGCAGCGAGGGTTATATCGCTATGGCCAAGGAAGATTTGGTCCGCGTTGACGCAGCACTGGAGACGGAAAATGGATGATCTGGTGATGCGGCTGTACGAACAAGCTGATCGGCGGCACGGTTCAATTGGATCGCTACTCTCTCTTGAGTGGAAAGCAGCCGATCTGATCGAAACCCAATCCGCCGAAATTCGTAGCCTTCGCGAGCAGATATGGGAAATCAAATGCGTATGCCGTACATGGGATCATCCGCTTGCAACTAAAATTCTAAATTTACTCTAAAAGAAAGTATAGACTATGCCTAAGCGTATTATCATACTGATTGGCGTTCCTGCCTCTGGTAAGTCGACCTGGATCGAAAAGGAATTCCAGGGTGAATGCCATATTGTTTCCACGGATAATATCATCCAGGATTTGGCTGATTATGACGGAAAGACATACAATGATGTCTTCCAGAAGTATATGAAGGTCGTTGAGAAGATGATGTGGGAAGATTTTGATCTCTATGTGTCAGGCGGTTACAATCCGATTGTGGTTGATCGTACCAATATGTCTGTCAAGTCTCGCCGTAAGTTCTTTGAACGACTCAAGAATTTTCATAGCGGTCATGGATACACGGTTGAGGCTGTGGTGTTTCCGACTCCTGAGTCAGATGAATGGCAGCGCCGGATGGATTCACGGCCTGGTAAGACAATCCCTCAGCATGTGCTTGATTCGATGACAAGGTCGTACGAACAGCCTAGACTGACTGAAGGCTTCACAAAGGTATCCTTGGCATAAATCGGTTGACATTTTATCAAAGCTATGGTAGAATAAACTATAAGGAATGGAGATTGAATAATGACTTTTGAAGAATGGTTTGAACAAGAATATCCAGAGTCCATATGGCAACCATATTATATGGAACGTGAGACGATGAAAGATATCATGTCTACATCATGGGAAGCTGGATATCGCCAAGCCTATTTTGAATGTACACCTAATTGGGGATGAATAATGTCTAATCGTTTTGTAATCAGTGACACTCACTTTGGTCATACTAACAGTTGGGAAAAGTTCAAGCTGCCCAACGGTGAGCCTCTGCGTCCATTCACTTCAACCGAAGAGATGGATGAGACGATGGTTGAGCGTTGGAATGCCAAAGTTGGTCCTCATGATACGGTGTATCATCTTGGCGATGTTGTGATCAACAGAAAATCTCTACATCACGTCAAGCGACTAAACGGTAAGAAGCGCCTGGTTCGTGGCAATCACGACATCTTCCGTGATGCTGACTATCGTGACGTTGGTTTTGATAGTCTGTATGGTGTTCGTGTGTTTGTGGACCAGTTTATTCTGAGCCATATCCCGCTGCATCCTGACTGTGTGACTGATCGTTTTCGTGTGAATGTGCATGGTCATCTCCATGCCAATGAGGTTATGCGAACAAGAACTAACATGGCTCATGGGTATATGACTGGTCTAGTTACCGAACCAGATCCTCGTTATCTGTGCGTTTCTGTCGAGCACACTAACTACGAGCCTCTGTCTTTTGAGGAAGTCGAAGCTCGTATCAAGGCTCGTTGGGAAGCAACTGGTTATGTCGGACCCGAGAAGGCTTGGGGCAATGGAAGTGGACCAAACTAATGACTAAGAAAGATGCAATCATTGCCACAGCAAAAGCGTGGTTAGTTATCTTAATTTTTATTGGATTACTGTTTACTACTTGCATGTTTCCTGATATTATGGTCCCATGCTGGATTGTGGTTATTACTTCATTTCTGGTATATGTAACGTATCGGTTTAATTTGGAGAACTAAGTGAACATCTTCTATCTCGACAAATCCCCGCAGCAGTGTGCAGAGTGGATGGTAGACAAACATGTGGTCAAGATGATTGTCGAGACTGCTCAACTACTATCCACCGCACATCGTGTTCTAGATGGTGCTCCTGTTGAGGTTACTTATAAGATTCCTGACAAAATTATTGATATGCCATTTGAA